AGAATGTATCGCGTGCGAGGAACTGCTTGATGGGGAGCATGATTTGATCCTTTTCCCGAGATGGATCACTGCCGCCCATAGGCTGCTGCTTTGACGCGCAACCTACATATAAAGGTATCGTTATGTCAATCTACAGGAGCGCACCTGGGGAAGAAATTCTGCCCCAGGTGCAACCTGTTGCACACATCACACGACCGGCCAATAGGCAGCATTGGTCGCGTAGTCTTCAGGTATCGGTTCCATCTTCTTCAGGTCGTTGGCCGCGAAGATATGAGCCGACTTGTGCGCCAGGGCAGCAAGACCGAACGCATACATGGTCGGAGCGTCCATGGGGACGCGCGTGTTGTTCGTTGAAATCCACTCGAAGTCTTTGTTCGGATCGCTCCATCGATAGTCTCCTGCCTGCGCACCGTTCAGCATGATTGCCCCGAACGCTGCCTGCGAGGCACCGGCAATGTTTTCGCGGGCGTCTGGCTCGGTCTGATAGACGAAGCCCTGGAAGATGAGACCGTTGTTGATGCGGCGATCGCGCTCAGCGTCCACCTGTGCCGATGTCGGCGGCGCCGGCTCTTCTGAGGGTGGCGCATCTGGTGTGTCGACGTGCACATAGCCCCATGCGCCATTGACGAAGACACGCATATTGTTCGGCTTATCTTCTGGTGGCTTGATGGTCGTCGCCCATGCTGGAATGAGGAACACACCTTCCTCGTCCCGGTCAGGGTTCTGAAGAGGGTCGTTGTCTGCTTCAGAATAGCCGAGATATTCCTTGGTGATCGGGTCGTAGTTGTAGACGCGCATAGTGGGTTTCCTCAGTATTTGATGCAGTAGAGCAGGGCGACGTTGCGACCACGCGTTTCCACGCCGCCGGCCGCCGCGATGGTGATACCCGTAGTCCTGGCGGCGATAGCGATGCCGGTTCCCGCCGCGCTGGTGCTGGCGATATTGGCTACTTGACCGCCGTTACCCACGTCAAGCTGACCGCCGCCGCCAAAGGTACGTGTAGGCACCTGAAATCCCTGCAGCGAATGGGCGTGACCTGGATCGGATACGCTGTGGGTGTGGCCAGGGTCTACGGCCGTATGCCCGTGCGACTGAATAGACTGGGCCTGGGCAGAACCGATCGTTCGCCCCGCGTCCACGCCACGGCCATCGTCAAAGCCACGGATGAATTCACCGCGCAGATCAGGAACATTGAACGTGGTCGACCCGTCGCCAGCACCATAGAGAGTGCCGATCTGCGCGAAGAGGCCGGCATAGGCCGTGCGGCTGATCGCAGCGCCGTTGCACTTCAGGTAGCCCTGTGGTGCAGTGTTCATGGCGAACTGCACCACTTGGCCGACCGGCACGCCGGAAGAGGGGGCAGACCAGATGCGGGCGACGCCGGCACTATCGGATACGACGATCAGCGTCTGCCCGGCCGTTACGCTGATGTCGCTGCCGTCCGGCGTGACGATACTGCTGCCGTTGCTGATCGTCAGCGCTCCCGTGAAGCGCACGAATTTCAGCGTGTTCTTTCGCGTCCCGAACGACGAAATTGTATTGGTGCCAGTGACGATGGCGCGGTTGCTGTCCAGGCCAAGGACATCAGTCGTCGTCGCGGACGCGATGGTGATTTCTGCCGTCCAGTAATGTAGGTTCGGGTAATAGATGTTGGTTGTCGGGTCGAACGTGCCCAGCAGAATGTCGTCTGCGCCGTCGAAGAACTTCTCAAGCCATGTCGCGCCGGACGTGTCCAGCCACTTCATCCCGGCCTGTGCGTAGGGTGGGCGAGAGGAACCGGAGTGCCTGCTTTCGACGGCATCGCGGAACTGCTGCAGCATGGTGGCAAGCTCAGTGCCGTTCGTCTCGATGACGTCGATAGTGCCATAATCATACTGGCTCATTGTTTCACTCCATAGCCGACGGCGTTGTAATCGAAGGTGCGCGAGATCGCGGTCCCGGCACTGTTGAAGTAGCGAATGTTGAAGCCCGTCTCGCTCTTGGCGGTGATCAGCTTGCGGTCGCCCGTCGCCATGTCCTGGTCGGCGATCGCCAGACCGGTGAGGCCCTTGAACGGCGGGTCGAAATTGATCCTGAGACCGGCTGTCGGAACAACCACGTCGTTATCTGCGATGATGCGGTCAGGCATATCGATGCTGATCTCAAGCGTGCGCACTGCGGGCGAGACGTGCGGCTCCAACGAGTAGAGCGTTGCCCTGAAGCGAATTGCCCTGAAACGCAGGTCCCCGGTGACGAATTCTGTCCACGCGGACCAGGTTGGCGAACCTGCCGGGTCGTCATCGGTGATCTGGTACTCGATACTCAAATCCCAGAGGTCGGAAGCGACATTCGAAAGGCTCTCGACCGTGGCAAGACTATCCCAGGTGTCGAGGTTGGCGCGGTTGTCGACGGCGAAGACGTTAATCGTCGCCGTTATCCTAGATGTGTAGATTTCGCTCAGATCGGTGAGACCGAATTCGTATGTGCCGACGGGTGGGTAAAGGCCTCCACTTTCTGTCAGCGTCAGGTCGATACCGTTGACAGAGCAGCCCGTCCGCGTGCCAGGGAAGGTCGGCTGGGCCGTGACCTTCTCGACGGCATTGAGCTGCGCGCCGGTGACCACCGTCGTCAACAAGGCTGCATTGGGGCTGTAGGCTCCGGCAAAGGAAACCGCCTTGATCATGTATGTGCCGGGGATGGTCGGCAACTGTATCGAAGAGCCCTGCGCGTTTTCGACAATGACCACCGCACTTTCCCACACAGCCCCTGTTAGGGCCGGCGTATGCCTGATCTCGTAGTGCTGGATGTTCAGGATGTTCGGCACATGCCAGGTGAACTGCGACTGATCGCCCAGAACTGAGATGCGGAACTGATCGATGTCGGCAGGGGGCAGCATGAGGCCTAGCAACTGAATATTGGTGCTTACCTGCCAGTCCGACGTGCCGCCCAATGCCGAGACGGCGCGCACCCTGAAATTATAGCGGCCGGCCTGCGTATTGGTGAGGGTGACGATCGGGTCGTAGGTCTGATCGATACGCTGCCATGCGCTCAGCACGCCGTTGGTGTTTGTCTGGTACTCCCACTGGAACTGGGTGATGCGCGGGTCCTTCGGCGCGGCAATCGAATAGTCGACCGCCATGATCGTGCCGACCTGGCCGAGCGCGTAGGCGTATTCGTTGAACTGCGGCGTGGTCGGCTTCGCGATATCGCCAGACGGGAGATCGGATACGTTGAGCAGCGTGAATTGGGCGTCTTTGTCGACGGCCGCGAACTTCGCAGGCTCGTACTGCAGGCCCATGACGTCGTAGACGTTCGGCGAGCTTTCTTTGATCGTGATGACGCGGAACAGCTCGGGGACAAGATCGTCGCGGGTAATCACCCACTGGCTCTCGGCATCCGGAGCCGCACTTAGCGCGGGCGACACGGTGACGGTATTGAGCGGTGTATCGTAATCGGTGATGACGATATCGGTCTCGGCGACGGAGCCATCCGGGAGGGCGACGCTGATAGCGTATGCGTGCCCGATCTCGAAGGTCACGGGCATGTCGAGAACGAGGCTCGTCGTGGTGCAACCCGTTGCAAGTCGACCACCGTATTCGATGCCAGCCTGCGACGGGTCCTGCACGGCGACGATGTCGCCCGGTCGAACGCCGGAGTGATCGAAGCCGGCCTGATAGGTCAGCGTTGCCTTCTCGTAAAGCTCGGTCAGCACAGTCCACTTCGCCATACGCCAAGCCTGGCCGCGCGACGTGCATCCAACTGTGTCGATCTTGGTGTCGCGGTAGCCATATTTCAGGATGCCTTCGGGGTCCTGATAGACGGCGTAGTCGGTCGAGTAGAAATCGCTCGGGTTCTGGAACTTCGCCATCGCCACGGTATGGCGGGCCTTCAGCGCCGACGACTGACGCTCGAAGCTGCCGTCGATAACGTTGGACGGCGTGACGAGCACGACAGGGTCCTTCGGCCGGTCCTGGACAGAGACGATCGACCCGGACGACCAATAGGCCATGCCACGGAAGCAGGCCGCCATGGTCGACAGCACGTCATAGGCCTCGCGCTTGTCGGCGATAACGCCGTTGAAGGTCATGCGCGGTTCCGTGCCGCCGAGACCGTTTGGCACGAGCTCGTCACAGTATTTCGCGATCTCATACAGGCCCCACTTGTCGACCTGCGAAACGTCGATGTAGTTGCCGAGGCCGAACCGATCGTTGATGACCATGTCGTAGAAGACCCAGGCGGGGTTGTTGGACCAGAGGAGCTGGAACGTGCCATTCCAGACGCCAGAATAGGAGGCGTTGCGGGTGATGTTGCCGTTCACGTCGTAGAGACGCGTGGTGTAGTTCGACGGGACCTTGATCAGGCGACCATCGACCAGGTACTTGCGCTCGGGGATTTGCGAGTTGAACTGCTCGCCGTCGATGATCATGCCGATATAGGCCGAGTTCGGGTAAGTGAACTTGGCTTCGATGATGCCCTCGAAGGACGAGAAATAGGTGTCCGTCTGAACCTTGACGTCTTCGGTGTCGGCGCTCAGACGGGAGACGCGGATTTCCCACGGCGCGCTGGCGCCAGACGGGTTCTTCGGTAGCGCGAAGTAGAATTCCTTGTCGTATGGCGAGGTGCACTTGCCGGTCAACGTGACTGCGCCGGTCGACGTGCTCCACGGCCCACCCTGGTATCGGACATCGATCTGGAATGAGACGGACGTCGGCTTGATATTGCCGTTGTCGTCGGCGATCGACAGGGCAGGGATGCGGATCGTCACCTTGCAGCTATCGTAGTCCGGATCGGTGAGTGCGCGGATGATCGGAATGCCGTATTTGACCTGGGCGCCGACGTTGGTGATCGCCTCGACTCCTGCCGCGCCGTTCATGATGGGCTGATCCGGCAGACCGACGCGAATATCCCACGCCACGCCCTGGAAGTTATACGTGCCGTCGGCCGCCATCAGCGGTGTCTCGTCGAGGAAGATCGAGCGTGCGCCGTTGACCAGGCCCTTGATCTCGCCTTCGCCGAGCAGATCGAGAATGCGCGCCGTCGCCTTGGAGCGCAGCGTGTTCGGGCTTTCCTTGCCGCCAGAGCCGGAGCCTTTGCCACCGCCCTTGCTGCCGGAAATCGTCGCGATTTTTCGGTTCAGTCCCATGGTTATTTCCCGCTTGAATGGCTGGGCACGGCGATGTCGACGGTCGACATGCCGGCAGAGATTAGAACGGAGCCTACAAGTGTGCGTCCATAGATGACGGGAACCGGGCCGCCCTGCTCGGTGACATTCAACTGGCCGTCGAGCATGAAGCTGTCGTCTTTCTTCTCGTCGGTCTTTGGCTTCTTAGTCAGCATCTGGGAAACGCCGGCCGCGACGAGGCCGAGGCCAAGGACAGCCAGGTTGCCGTAGGTGAGGCCGCCGATACCGATCGAGGAGGACAGGGTCAGCGTGGCGGAGGCCAGCGGCACGAAGAAGGCTGCCGCCAGCAGGAAGACGCCTGCGATGATCTTGAACAGGCCACCCTTCTTGTGGCCCTGAATGACAGGCACAATATGGATGTCGCCGCCATTGAGCAGCATCTTCACTTCGTCTTCGCCGAGCTGCACGCCGGTCTTGCGGCTGCGGCCCCATACGATCTGGAAATTGTGCTTCTCGATAAACTCACGGAAGTCTGGGAGCTGCAGTGACAGGGCACGCACGGCTTCGGCGATCGACGACACGTCGAGGTCGACCGACGCGCCGTAGCGCTTCTTGGCCAGTCCGTAGAAGTGGATGGTGCGGTAAGCCATTACAGGGTCTCCGGCAGGTCTTTGTGTCGGACGATGAAGTCGAGCTTCGGCCCCCACACATGCCCGAACTGGCGAAGCGAGAGCTGCCCGCCCGCGTGGTGAATGAATTGCTGATCGTCAATGAAGACGCCGGCATGGTTACGCACGAGCGGGGAGTGCAGGCGAGTGATAAAGCAGTCGCCCTTTTTCGGTGCATCCCGTTGCACGCGCTTGAAGCCACGGCTTTCGAACAGGTCGATATAGAGGTCGAATTCTGCAACACCTGCGTCGCTGACATTCTTCCACCATTCGCTATCGCGCGGCACGTCGTCGAAATGGATGCCCTGCAGACGGTGCCAGTCGCGCACCAGGCTGTAGCAGTCGTTGACACCATGCAGGAAGACGCGGCCGAGCAGCGGGCGTATAGGCAGGCTGTCTCCCCACCAGATCGGGTCCGAGGTATGGGTAGCGTCGGCAATCGAGATGCCCCACGGTACATCGCTGGCGATCTGGCTTTCCATGTCCAGCTTCGACGGTGCGTTATCTGCCATCAGGGGCTCGCCGCGCTGATCGAGTTCAGGACCAGGCGTATGGCTGTGCACGATGCCTTCGATCTCGTCGGCTATGTCCTCGTAAATGTGCGAGCTGAACGCAAAATGCCTGTCCGGCGTCTCGGAGATGTTCTCCACCGGCAGGAAGCGGTCACCGCGCAGAAAGAGGCCGCATGCCTCGTTTGGCACCTTCTCAAGTGCGTGGAGGCGCCAGGCGGCCAGTGCTTTCGGGTGGCTGGAATTCAGGCCGACGTCATGCGCGCACGCGAGAGACGCCGGGGAAACCACCGAAGGGATAGTTAGCATTGGGTCCAAACCTCTTCTTGCAGCATGTGTCGAAGCGACGCGACGGCGTGTCGTTGTCGCTGGTCGTGGGTGCGCCGTTCTCGTCGAAGGAGCCACGTGCGCCGGTGTAGGGGCACTGGACCCCGGTATAGTCAAAGTGATCGCCCTTCCAGACGCGATAGCGCCACAGGCAGTAGTCGCGAATGACGGTACGGCCCGGCAGCTCGACGCCCTGCTGGTCCATGGCGGCCGACAGCTTCCATTCGACCTGGAATTTGGTGTGCTTGGTCTTCTGCTCGAAGACGTAGATATCGGGGGCGAACATGGCGGCCGAGTTCGCTTCTGCGCCGCCGTCAAGGAACTGGCTGTAGGTCTTGATGCGCGTGAACTTGGCACCGATCAGGTCGTCATATTCCTTGGCGATGCCAGAGACGAAGCGCGTGGCATTGCTGATCTTGACGGTCGGTTGCGGCAGCGTGCCCTTGCCGGCCCACTCGAAGCCGTCAGCCTCGACGTCGGCGTAGACGAAATCGACGCCGCCAAACGTACAATTGCCGCTCGGGCAGAACGCCCATTGCTGGTTAACGCCGATCGGATTGAGATCGACGATAAACAACTGCACCAGTGCACCGGGTTGCAATCGCTGCGATGCACGCTGAATGTCCGCTTGGATATACATTACGGGGCAAAGACCTGTGTGAAAGTTGCCGAGACTGTATCGTGAATGGGGCCTACATGTATAGTCCGCCACTTTTCGCAGGTCCACATCCTCGCCACGTCCTGATCTGGCGGCGTGTAGTAGAAAGCCTGCCAGCCTGCGCGCTCGATGAAGAAATCCGTCAGGACCTTCGCCTCTTCGCGCGTGAGGTTTTCAAATGACACCGAGTATTCGGCGGTGATCGAATTGAGGCCGTCTCCGGCCCGCTGTGCATAACCGTTGCCGAACTGCGCCTTGAGGACGCGGGCGACCTCGTCGCGGCCGGAGCCGACGGAAATCTCGACGTCGTTCGGTAGGGGTAGGTTTGGTGTGGTCATGGCTTATCGTCCTGCGAGGAGGCCGCCAGGGCGGCTCTGATTGATGAACCATTCGGTCATGTGCTGATCGACGGCGGCACCCACTTGGCGCGACATGTTGCGCTGATGCTCCTCGTCCTTCTGCCGATCGCCGGAGGAGCCCTGCGTCTGGATGCTGATCGGAATGGAGATGTCACCGATAGACACGCCGCTCTTGCCGCCGCTGCCACCTGCACGGTGGCTGGTAAAGCCGCCCGCGACCTGGCCGGCTTCATAGGCCTTGGTCTCTTCGCGATTGAGCACACGCTCGCCCTTGAGGCCGATAAACGGCACTTCGTCGGGACCGAGCTTGCCGCCCGTGTGGAAGCGCTGTGCGCCGGCAAAGGCAGAGAGTGCCGCCGACTTATAGCCGGAGGTGTAGGAGCCGATCTTTGCGCCGTCATGGCCAATGCCGAACAGCGAGCTGATGAAGCCTCCGCCGCCCGTGGCAAGACCGCCTCCGCCGCTGGAGCCAAGCGCTCCTATGACCGCCATGATCACGCTGGAGAACTGGCCGAGGCCTGGAACGACAGACGATAGCGGGCCGAGCAGGGCACCTACACCCTGACCGAAGTTGCCGACCTGCGGCGTGGCCGTTGTGGTGCGTGCCTGCACTTGCTGGAACTGCGGCGCAGCCGTGGCAGCGGAGTTGCCAGCCCCTGCTACCGCCTGATTGAGCTGGATGTACTGCTGGGCTGCCTGCTGGGCAGACGCGACCTTCTGCGCATCGCCAGAGGCCTGTGCCGCCTGGAGCTGCTGATTGAGCTGATTGGCATTGGCTGCCTGCTGGGCGCTGCCGTTGACCTGGATATTGTCGAGCTGCTGCTGGGTCTGCTGGACCGTCTGGACCTGCCGCTGCATCGACTGGACCTGAATTTGGTTGACCTGCTCGGACGTCTGGCGTGCCTGCTCGACCAGTTTCGGGCCGTTGTCGCCGATGGACTGGTTATAGGTGCTCATCGCCTTCGACGGATTGTCCTTCAGACCTTCCCACGTGCCGCCGAGCTTACCGACAAGGCTGCGATCGAGACCGTTCTGCTGCAGGTAGCTTTCGAGACCCGAGCCAAGGCCGGAGCGCTGCTCGGCGATGCGCCAGGCCATTGCACGCTGATCGTCTGGCATAAAGCCGCCACCGCCGAAGTCGCGGTAGGTCGAGCCGGTGATCTGGTAGGCGCCTGCGGCCGAGGAGAAGCGACCGTCCTTGGTCGGCTCCAGAATGTTCGGGTGGCCGGCCGACGGATCGAATGTCTTGCCGGGCGAGCCGACGCCGCCGTAGCGCACGTCATATCGACCGCCGCTCTCAACCGAGGCGATGGCATCCAGGAATGCGTTCTTGGCCTGGGATGCGCCAGCGCGAATGCCGGCGACATAGTCCGAACCGATGCCCGACGAGCCGAGCGAACTGGGCGAGCCCGCTGCACCCCGTTGCACTGCGCCGACCGGGGCCGTGAGGCCAGTACCGGTGACCGTGCCGTTGACGACGACGGTGTTGGCCGTGACCGTGGCTGTGGCCGTCGTGATTGCACCTGCGGCGTCTTTGCTGCCACCGAAAATCTTGTCCAGGCCGGTGCCCTTGAAGGCGTTGGCCATGATGTTCTTGAAACCGGCAGACAGCATCTGCTTGGCGAAGCCCTTGACCATGTCACCAAACGAGGCGTTGCCGTCCACGACCAGGTCGGCGAGGTTGTCAGCAATGCCGTTGAGCGCCGTGTTCCAGGCGTCCTTGACCTTGTCGGCCAGCTTCAGATTGTCGTCGATGAAGTCGTCGAAGCCCGCGCGGATGCCGTTGAGCGGGTTGCTCTCGTAGGCTTCCTTCAGCTTCTGCAGCGCGTCGTATTCCTTCATGTACTGGTCGACATACTGCTTGGCATCAGCAATACCTGCCTTGCGGGCTTCACGCTCGACTTCGAGCTGGGCCGTCAGACGGTCCCGCGCCTGCGCACCGAGGCCGATGACCGCCGCCTCGTCCTTCAGCTTCTGGATGCGTTCGTTCAGCGCTTCTGCGAATTTGCGGACCTGCGAAGCGTCGTTCGCACCTGGCTTGTTCGGGTTGGCGAAGTCTGTCTGACCACCCTTGGCAGCCTTTTCCGCCTGTTTGCGCTCTTCTTCGAGCTGCTTGGCGCGGGTGGTCACTTCGTCCATCGATTTGATGGCACCGGACTTCAAATCCTCGATCAGCTTTTCGGCGCTGTCGACGAAGGTCTTGACGTAGTCTGTCGAGAAGTTCTCGGCGATCTTGTCTTTCACTTCGGCGAAGTTCTTAGCGACGACTTCTGTCAGGTCCTTGGTCGGGCGGTTGAACGCCTCGCGCATGCCATCGAAGTCGAGCGTCATCGCATCGCCGATGCCGTCGGCCAGGTTGCCGAACAGCGACTTGGCATTGTCGACCATGCCCATGAAAACGTCATAGACCGTATTGCCGAGCGCTACGAAGACGTCCTTCACCGAGATCGAAAAGGCGATGAAGGTGTTGACCATGTTCGTCGTAGCCTTAGCGGCTGCCGATATCATGCCACCGAACAAGGTAGCAGCGCCATCGGCGACGATACCGATGCCGGCGAGGATGTCCTGCACGGCCTGAGAGAAGCCTTGCCAGACAACCTGGAGCGCGTTCTTGACTTTCTCCCAGATCGCCATGACCAGATCGCCGACACGTACGGTGTCGTCACCCCACTTGAAGGTGGCGTCGCGGAATTCATAGAGCAGCGTGACCGCCGTGATGATGGCACTGGCGATGAATAGTAGCGGGTTAGCCTTGGTGATCGCGTTGAACGCAGCCATGGCGATCGAGGAGGTGCGGATGGCTGTGACCAGTGCAGCGAAGCCGCCGACGAGCGCAGCAACACCAGCAGCCGTGCCAATGCCGGCGAGCGCGGCAGACAGCACCTTTGCCTCAGTCGATCCATCCTTGATGTGGGAGACGAGGCCGGCAATGCCGTTGACGCCGTCTGTCAGCGTCTGGGTCATGATGCGCAGGGCTCCGCCCACGCCCGCATCACCGAGCGCGTTGGCCAGCTCTTCGCCGGCGGACTGTAGCTGACGAAAGTCGCCTGTCAGGTTGTCGCCAATGATCTTCGCGGCCTGTGCAGCCGTGCCGCCGGCCTGGCGTGTTGCCTCTTCGTATTTGCGCAGCTTCTCGGGCGCAGAAGACAGAAGGATTGCGGCGCGTCCGCCTTCCTCGCCGAAGATGCGCAGGCCCTGGCCGGCCGTCATGCCTGCGTCGTGCAGGCGGGTGAACGTGCCGATCAGGTCCTTCGGGTCGAGGTCCTTGATCGACAGGCCCATTTCCTTCAGTGCCTGCGCAGCTTCCGGCGTCGGCTTCAGCATGCGCGCAATGACCTGCTGGAGCTGCGTACCCGCCATAGAGCCGAGCGTGCCGGCATCACCGACGACGCCGATCGCAGCCGCAAGGGTATTGAACGACACGCCGGCAGCATTGGCGACCGTACCTGCGTACTTGAAACTTTCGCCCAGTGATGCGGCAGAGGCGGCCGAGATGTTATCGACCTTCGCCAGCACGTCCACGACGTCGGTCGCACGGCCGGCACTGATGGCAAACTGGTTCATAATTGCGCCAGTCGTAGCGGCTGCCTCGCCGAGATCGATGCCTGCCACGAGCGCGAAGTCGAGGGACGACTTGGCGGCGGCCATGGCCTGCTCGACAGTGAAGCCAGCACGGGCGTAATTGATCAGCGCCTCGGCACCCTGGGAGGCAGAGAATTCCGTCGTCGCACCCATCTCGCGGGCAGCCTGCTTGACACGCGCCATGTCGGCCTCGGTCGCCTGGGTCACTGCCTTGAAGACAGAGAGCTGGCGCTCAAGGTTGGCGAAGGCCTGCACCCCCTGGATCGTGAGCATGGCAGCGGAGAGACCAGTCAGAGCCGCGACGGCTGTCTTGACGGTAGAAGAGAAGGAGGAGACGTCTCGTGCCCCGTCCCTGAAGGGCTTGCCGGGATTGACCTTGTTGGCCTTGTCGTTGAGGCCCTTCAGCGCTTCGCCGGCAGCCTTGCCCTGGTTCGCGACAGATTTGAGGTCGCCGCCAAACTCGCGGATGGCGGCCTTGGCGGCGTTCCTCATTTTCAGGATGAAGGTGATTTCGCGATTGGTAGGCGCCATGATCAAAGGACCTTCTTAGCTCGTGCTCTTCTCTTGGCGTCCTGCTCCCGACGGTGATTTTCGATCAGGTCGAGCGTCTGCTCCATCACTCTAAAACTGTCGACCAGGGCGGCTGGCTGTGAGCCGGTTGCACCCTCGTCGTAGAAATGACCCTTCTGGAAGTTCCGGAAACTCCAAAAGAGCTCGCCGTAGAAGACAGGATCATCCAGGATTGGGCGGCGAGGGCAGGTGTGCATATCCTCGCCGTCCAGAGTTACCGGGAGCTTGGCGTTGCCGTTGCACCCCCAGTGGGTCTTCTGGGAAGCCGTGCACCGGCCGCAGTTCCTCTCGGGGAGGAGTTCTACGGCTAGGACGGCTTGGCGGAGTTTTTTACGTCAGCTACCGACAGTTCGTTGCCCTTGATAATCTCGCCGGCCAGCTCGTCGATGAGAGCCTGCGGGATTTTCTGCATGACGGTATCGGCGACGATCTTGTAGGACTGACCGCCGTGGCGGCGCGAGACGGTCTCGAATGCGATGTCGTTTCCTGCCTCGTCGCGGAAGCGCTCGAACCCCTTCAGGCCGTACTGGACGCGCTGATAGTTGACTTCGGAAGTGTTGATCGCGGTTTCGACTTCTTCGTCCGGGGCATTGGCGTCGACAACGAAACGGGTCGTCTGGTCCTTGATGCGGCCGGCCGTGCGGCTGTCGAGCGTGCCGATGAGCCAGACGGTTGCCTGGTCGGTGCCCCTGTCTTCGTCGTAGACGCTTTCGTACTTGTGGACAGCGTCGAGCTTGAGTGCCTTGATGGCCATAGGTCTTCCTCAGTGAGAGAATGCCCCGAAGGGCAGGTTTGCAACGGGTTGCAACTGGCAGATCATTTGTCCGCCAGATGCTTTTCGATACGCGTCCCAGGGTTTCGATTGACGATAGCCTGGGCTGCTCCACGGGTTAGCTTGACGGCGATGACCTTTTCGTTTGGCTCGCCGTCACGCGCCACGTTGTTCTTTTGGAGGACGACGTAGGTTTTCACCTGCATCGTCCCGTTGGTATGGCCCACTATAGTCTCCTACAAGTGTCGCCCCTGTTAGCAGAAATAGAAGTTAAACTCGTCGTTGCCCAGGTTTCGTTTGAAGAGCAGGTCGATTTCGTAGGTACGGATACCGTCACGATCGCCGTAAGCCATCTGCGACGTCTGAACGACAGGGCCGTGGAAGCAGACCTGGTTACCGACAGACGTGCCGACCTGCATCATGAAGTGCTTTGCCTTGGCGGCGGCGAAGTCGGCCCAGAAAGGCTGATCGGCTTCAAGCGTCGCTTCCGGGTTGATCTTGCCGGACGGCTGGCGATCGGTGATACGGCTGCCCTTGTAGCCATCCTGCGAATTGACGTCGGGGCGCGGCGTGATGGTGTTCTGCTGGTCGTAGGAGAACGCCTGGACGACGATACCGTCGACAGAGCCCCAGGTGAGGTTGCCCAGTTCCACCTGCTGCGGAAGCTGGACTTCGAACACGGGGCTCGCCGGAACGGCTGCGTCGACGACGTTGTTGAACGAACCGGTAAATGTGAATTCGATCGTGGAGTAGCCGCCAGCCTCTGCCGTGATCGTGAAGGTGCCCATGGCGTCCGTCAGCTTGTGCTTCAGGCCGTCGAAGTAGGCTTCGATCGTCAGCAGCTCCTGTCCGGAGGAGACCGGCGTGGCCTTGATGCCCTTCGGAAGGACGAGGACGTAGAAGACTGCGCCCGTCGGGATGGAGCCGGTGAAGGTCGGGGTGACCGTGACGCCAGATGCGGTCGACAGGGTAAGCGGCGTGCCGGAGGCGATGGTCGTAGCAGAGCCAGCGCCGCTGTCGGTCGCGTTGTCGTTGTTAGTGATGACGACTGCGGTCGTGGCACCCTTGGTGATCGTATAGAGCACGGGCTTGGTGATGCCGGCGCCGAGCGTGCCGCCGACTACCCACGTGATGGCAGGCGTGGTGGCAGGGTTTTTGCTGTCACTGATAACCGGAGCGACGCTGTCACCGCCCGCGCCAGTCATGGCCGTCAGGACGTAACCGCAGCCACGCAGAAGCGTAGCGAGCTTCGGGGCGTCGGTCAGGATGCCGGACTGCTCCAGACCGTTGCCACGCACTTCGGTCGTGAACTTGATCGTGGAGAGCTTGCGGCCGATGAGGTGCTGGAACGGAGACAGGTCCGGAGACGTGAATTTGCGTTCGAGAAGGGTCGGGTCGACCGAGAAGTCGGGGTCGGTGACCTGAATTGCGTTTGCGGCGGCTGTAAGTGTAGCCGGCACGCCTACGCCAGACTGTACGCCGGCGAGCACTACGGCCTTGCGGGTCAGGAGGGGGTTACCCAGGGTCATTGCTATTCTCCTTGTCGTTTACGGGGGTTGCCCGCGATGTGCCGATATTGAATTTCCCAGAAGACAATGCCGGCCACCGTCTGATCGTGAGGCCCGTCTACGTCAAGCTCGTTTCCGCTTTCTACAATATCTAGGCTTAACTGAATAGGGCCTTCGGTGCAGTAAATGTCGGAGGTCATGACGGTCTGGACTTCGCCGAGGACGGCGCGGGCGACTTTGGCGGGCTTGTCGCCGATCGCCAATTGTATCTTAAACTCGGTTTGGACTTCGAGAATTCGGGTCGAATACCCGACCAGGTCCCTGTTGCGCTCGCGACCGTCGTAGATGCCGATCGCATTGCCTAGCGCCGTCTCGGTAGACGTGAGCGGGCAATCGGAGACGGTGTTCCAGGTAATGAAGCGGCCATTCTCTCCGGCCACGCAATCCTGAAAGCGCTTGATAAGATGCTGCAGGATACGGTCGCGGACGGTATCCGGGGGAAGGTCTGCAATCACAGCTTAAGCTCCTTCACGAAGAGATCGAGCAAGCGCTCCTGGAAGTAGGGCATCTCGCTCATGTAAGCCTTCTCCAGCCCGAGACGTGGGCGGATATAGACAGACGGCTTGAGCAGGTAGAGCGGCACAAGCTCCCGGCCGCGCCGCTGAAATATGATCAGGTTGCCCTTGCGAGAGCGCTGGACGAAGGTCTTGTCCCAGTCCCGCGCCGATCGCCTCAGAGGAACGCCTCGGCTATCGCATGCCGCAGGGAGAGGGATGGTGAGGTACTTGCCGGACCTGGCGGTAATGGTGCCGCCGGTCTCGTGGATGGTCATGGACCCGGTAGAGATCGAACCCTTTACGTCCTCGACACTGCCGGTTGAACCTGTGACGTAGATACTGTCCCGGATGGACTTCAGCCCTTCGCCGGTGCGGCGCTGCAACGTGTTGCCGCTGTTGACGAGGTTGCCGTTCCACGCGGAGGAATGCGCTTCCTCCATTGCCTTTGCAACGCGTTGCAACGAACGTCGCATAGCGTCGGACACCTTGCGGGCGACGCGATTGGGAGAGGCATCAAGCTCCTTCACGATCCAGTCTACTGCCTCGTCGAGGTCGGTGAAGGTGCTTCCGCCGATCTGGATTGTGATCGGGTTCTCGCTCATCCACGGCCTCGAAGCAGCGTGCGGTATTCGGCGATCATGTTGGCGACTTCAGGCAGGAGGCCGAACTTTGTCGTGTATTCTTCCTTGCCCTTGCTGTCCTTGTCGGACGCTGTCGAGACGTTCTCCGGCAGTGAGCGCTTGAAGAGGTGCTGGACCTGCATGACGCAGGCCAGGCGGACGTCGGCTGGCACTTCCGCATAACCGCCGTCATAGGTCACCTTGAGGCTGTCGCGGCTCTTGACCAGCGGGCGGTTGATGTAGATGCAGTTCTTTTCCGCGAGCACGACATATTGGTCATCGAACAGCAGCGTATCGTCGGCGAAGCGGTGCGTCAGGTCGTAGTAGACCTTGACCGTCAGTGGGTCTAGCAGCGGGGCCTTCGTCAACACGATGGGCGTGCCGCTGGGCGAGAAGAATATGCCCGATGTATTGGTGTCCGAGAGGAAGTCATAATGGCGCTCTGCGCCTGCCTGGACGTGAAAAATCTCAGAAAAGGTATCAGCGCTGAACGAGCGCCGGCATGCCCTTTCGATCTGGCCGGACACGACAGAGATCAGCTCGGCGATCTTCGTATCGTATTCTGTGTTGCCGGCACGAATGGGAAGGCCAGCCTTGGCGTCGGTGAGGGTGATCAAGTCTGCCATGCTGGCCTCCATAGACTTTGGGGGCCCGCTAGAGGCCCCCTTGTTGTTACTCTGCGCTGCGCTGACGACGACGGGTCTTCGGCGCGGGTGCGTCGTTGACGTCGACATCCGGGTCAGTAAACGTGAAGCGCGTCATGGAGAAGTCCTCACCGTCCACTTCGCGGAATTCGACAGCGTTTTCTTCGAGGTACTTCTTGGTCGCTTCATCGACGAGCTGGTGGGCCTTCTGGCCCTCCGGCTGCGTGTGGTTGTTCCAGACCACGCCGTTGTGGTCGTAGTACATGCCGCGTGTCAGGGTAGCGCGGTACTGCTTTGCTTCATCAGACATTTCGATCTCCTCGTGGTGCCCGTCTCTGCGGGACTGCTCGGGGTTTCGGGAAAGAGGAATGGCCGCCGTTAGGCGACCACTACAACCTCGGGGACGAACGTGCCGCGCAGGGCGTTAAGCCGAGCCGCGATCGTTGCGATGTTGTTGGCGAAGAGCGCCAGCTTGGCGTCGAGTTCGGCCTTCTTGACGCCAGGAGCGGCATCAGCGCCTGCACCGATCGTGATCGCGGCAACCGTCTTTGCGAACGTGCCGAGGTCCTTTGCGGTGCTGAGCGTGTTGACGCCTTCTGCGGTGGCAAGCTGCGAGACGAAGCGGGAGACCGTGTAGAGCGCGCCGTCCAGAGCCAGGATGCTCGTGTTGACGTTGCTCGCCTGTGCGCCAGTTGCTGCGCCGGTCGTGGTGCCGATTGCGCCGATCGTGCCGTCGGCCGCCGTGCCGCCACCGTTATAGGTGAGCTGGTCGGCAGCAGGGACGCCGATTGCAGCAGCAACAGCATTCGCCTTCGTTGCCAGTTCGAGGATGGCGTCCTTGACCAGCGTGAGCTGGGTGACGGCCGAAGCGGCAGTGGCCAGGTCGGAGCCAGAGGCTGCCTTGTTGGCGAGGTCTGCCGGGATAGAGACGACGGAACGCGTGGTCGACGCCGTGCCGCCGGAACTGTCGGTAAGTGCGACAATGCCAGAAGCCGCCTGGCGGGCGTGCTGCTGGGCGATCGCGATGATGAGGTGCTGGTTGGAGCCACCGTCCACGCGGCCGGCAGTGCTCTTGGAAAGTTTGATGGTCATGTCTGCGTCCTTCCGGGAAGCGGTTGGGTGGCGTAGGAGAAGCGAGGGGCCGAAGCCCCACGCCTACAGATGTTCGCTTAACCCAGGTTGATGAGCTTGGCGCCGGCCAGCTCTTCTTCGACCTGGATGGCGATACGTGCAGTGATGACGAAGATCACTTCACGCGAGCGGATGTCCTTGTCGGTCTCGATGCGGACGTTACGCTGCAGGCCCCAGATGATGTTCTTGGGGTCGGTGAAGACGACATTCGCGTCAGGCATCAGGGCTGCCGGCGCGAGCGGGATGCCGAGAGCGGCAACCGGCTGACCACCAACGGCGATGCTGTCACCCAGCGCGCCCGGACGGCCGGCCATCGTTACGCGCCAGTCGCTTTCCTTGTCCATGGACGTGAAGTAGCGCATGGCTGCGAGGTTGCGGCGGTAGGCCGTCGGCAGGGACTTCTTCAGGCGGTTCCAGAGCGCCAGCGACATCTGTTCGCCAGCGGCGTCGACGATGTTCGAGGTGAAGCGCTTCAGAATGCCGTTCTGCAGGCAGAGCAGGTCGTCGGTGGCAGACGAGATCGTCTTGTCGCCGGAGATCAGCAGGGTTTCGAAGTCGAGGGCACCGCGCTGAGCAACGAGAGCCAGGATCGTGTCCTGGAAGTTGCCGCGCTCGATGTTGTCTTCGAGAACTTCGTAGGGGATACGAACTTCCGCGATAACTTCTTCGGTGTTCATGCTGATCTTCGACGTCGTGACAGACGTGCGCTTGCTTGCGGCAAGAACGCGATCGTTCACGTTGCTGTCGTTGAGGCCGGTCGCACCATTGCCGGAGTTCTTGGCGCCGTGGAAGACACGGGTGCCGATACCGACCTTGTTGATGTCAGCCTGCGGCGCATTCATCTGGACCGAGCGAACGGCGCGCAGAAGTGTAGGCTCGTCGAGCAGCTTGCGGAAGAATACGTCGTTCTGCTCGGGCTGGAGCAGGCCGCCGTTGGTGGCGAGGTCGGTGAGGGCGATATCGGCCTTTACCGAGAGACCGCGAAATGAAGTCATGTTTTCAGTCCTTCCATGGAACGTTGTCAATTGTGGAGCTACTAGCGCTGCGTTTTACGACTAGGTGCGAATACCCATCGCTTCGAGCGAGTTGCGGTGGCGCACTTCAGCGGAGATTTCCGTCGCCGACTTCTGTGCGGGTGTCCTACCGCTATCGCTGTGGATGGAGGTGACGCGTGGCATGTCTTCGACATCTGCGCTTTTGCGCGTCTGGGAGGTGCTTTCAACCTTTTCCAGACGTTGTGCCAGCGTGTCTGCCTTCTTTGCGCTCTGCTCTGCACGTTCGTTGGCATCCTTCAGCGCCGTCTCCATGCCGTCCAACTTCGCAGTCAGGGCAGTGAGGGCGGCGAGAACGGGGTCAGCGACCGTGTCCGAATTGCTCGCTTCCTTGGCAGTGGTCTTAGTCTCGGCTGCTGTAGCTGCCTTGACTTCGTTCTCCTGGGTTTCCCCAGCAGCAGGGACAGTGGCATCGACAACCGGAGCTTCGTCCGACTTAACGGCGAGCTCGACGTGGTTGGATGCCATCTGAATGAGGATATTTCCGAGGGTCTGGATCGCTGTCTTCATGGAAGCAATCGCATCCGCAGACAGGCCGCCGCCCTGGAAGGCGTCGTAAGCCAGGCTGTCCTTCAGCCATGCCAGCGAGCGGATGATCGAAGCCATCTCGGTGATGTCGTAGCAGTCCTTCTTGGTGAGGACGGAAACGATGCCGTCTTCGGACTTGGCAAGCAGCTCCGGCACTTCGTCGGACGGCTTGACCGGCTCTTCGCCCGTGACCACGGGAGCCTCGACCGTGGCATCCGTTGCAACGGGTTGCAATTCCGGCGTACCGGCTTCAGCCTTCATGGTGGCGAGGACAGGGGCGGTGAACTTGTCGCGCGTGGACTGGTTCAGCGAGGCCCAGTCAGCTTCGGACAGGCCGGCTTCGGTGCGGACCTTTTCCTCGGCCTTGACGCGCAGCTCTTCGTCGCTCTTCTGTGCGCCAGTCGTCGGTGCTTCCGTCTTCTTACCCTCGATCGCGACCACGTCGGCGTTCGGCGTGTCGTTTGTTTCGCTGGCCTTTTCGGCGAGTTCGCCGACGAAGGAGGTGACGCCGTCTTCGACTTCGATCTCCTGGACATTGGCGAGTTCGGTATTGCCTTCGACCGTGAAGGAGCCGTCATCCTCGGCCTTGATCGTGGTCTCGACATACTTGCCGGCATCGAGCCAGGCCTGGACCTGCTCTTCGGTCTTGAAGTTGTCACCCTTGAAGGTGAGCTTGGCAATATCGGCAGTGCCGTTCTTGAGGTTCTTGGGCATCTCGGCCTCCTGAGTGAGTTCATCGGATTTGATGACACGGAGAGGCGTGCCGTTTGCGCCCGCCCTCACGATGGAATTGAACTGCGGTTCAGGGTCGGTGAGCAGGGTGACCTTTTTGACGATCTTCGATGCTTCGCGCTTCATATGTGCAGTCCTCAAACAAAAAAGCGGTGATTGTGACTGTCCGTCTTCTCGGTCACACTGCCGCGCTTGATTTCATGCCAGTGACCGTCAGCAGCCTTGGAGGTTCTGCCTTTGACCACTTTGCCGTTCTCGTCGAGCTGCACAAAATAGTAGTGCTCGTGATCGTCATTCTGCTCGGTCTTGCCGACCTGGTCGCGAACGACCTCGATCTCGACCGTGCGCTGGACGGGGGTGACCATGGCCTGAAAGGAGAAGCCATTTAGGTTGCCGGCCTTGATGTCAGACCAGACCTCGGCGTCTTCGACCTTCACGCCCATGACCCAGGCGCCAGCGGTGTAATCCGGATCGCCCTCGCGAGCGATGAAACTTTCGACCGGGTAAGCCTCGATCGGCTTGTTGTCGTGCTTCACGTCGATGGACTTCGTCAGGTCCAGCCGCATGAAGCGGTGAGCCATCAGCTCGATGTCTTCGGCGACCATCATCTCGCCGTAGGTGTCGAGCCGGTTGGGAGCGTAGACTTCGCCATAGATGATCTGCCGGTCGTCATCCGACCGTACGATCTTCGTCAGCGATGTCTTCGGCGTCTTGCTCATGGCTGGATTAAATACGCTAGAAATGTAGCCTGCGTCAATCGGCGTCCAGCGAGGAAATTGCAACGCGTTGCAAAATCTAAAATGAAAACGCCCCCGACGAGGGCAGCGTCGAGGGCGTCTAGGGAGGTGACCAATCTGGGCGGGGCATTGCCGGACTCGTCACCAACATGTCTAGGCGATATTTACCTAGCTTGCAAGGGGTTTATCGTCCGAGAGGGTCAGGCTGTTCGCTTGCCACGTCGAAACCATCCGAGCCAACGCCGATGCGGGGCTTGAAGAGCGGGCCGGGGTCCGGTGCAACTGTTGCAAGCGCGGCAAGGCTGTCTCGCTGCAGGGTCTCTGCCGCCGTCAGGTACTGCAGGATGGTGCGATTGTTCTGGGTGACGCGCTGGGCGACGGGACGATCGTCATCCTTGATCTTGCTCGTCTTCGCCAGGACTTCGTCGCGGAGCTGCGACAGAAGGTCTTCGAGCTTCCAGCCTGTCGGATTTTCTGCGGACATCAGGATGGGCGTCTTGGTCATGCTGGCCTCGTGAAATAAGGGCGGGCGTAGAAATAGCCGGGCTCCGCCAGGTTGAACTTCTTTTCGTTGGCATATTCGATGAACTTGTCGCGGCCGGCCTCGGACAGGTGCTGGAAGTAGAACTTCCCGAACTTCGTCGCCCCGCGCGGTGCGAACTGCACCCACGTCCGCCCGTTGACGTAGTGCTGGCGACCATAGTCATCGAGCGGCAGGCTATCGACGTTTTCCGGGGTGACGAGGGTGTAGCCCTCCCGCTCGAAATTAGTGGTCGAGATGACGCGCGGCTTGCCTTCGTCGGGGTCCGGCACGTCGACATAGGCCTTGTAGCTCTTGTCGGTCGGGGTGATCTTCATGCCGGCGTCGGCGCACTCGAAGAACTTCTCCTCGGATAACGAGCCGCAATGCGAGCATGTCCCGTCCGCGCGCAGCGTCGGCTCGGGGAAGTTCCAGGGTCCGCCACGAACTTCCTGCTCGTAGCGACCGCAGACGAATTTCTCTGTCATGGTGTCCTCAATAGATCGGGTAGATGGTTGATCGGCAGCGCGGGTGCAGGGGAGGGATCATCACCCCCATGTTCGCCAGCTCCTGGCTGGACTTGCCTTCGACAGTCTCGGCTGAAACCCAGGGCGTGCGCGTCTTGCTGGCCATTGGGTCCGGGTCGTTGGCGAGGCCGTCGAGAAGGTTGATCGCGTCAGCTACCAGGAATTCGCGCCCGTTCATCGACCGGCAGATGGCGGATGTGCGCCCGTCAATGACGGCTACGAAGCGATAGCCGAGAATGCCACGGGCCTGCATCGTGCGCAGGTAACCGTAATGGTAGCCGCGCGAGGCTGCGACGTTGGCGATCAGGTGCCAGTAGGGCACCGTGCGGAAATGGCGGGCGATCTCTGCCTGTAGGTCAGGAAGGCTCGGCGCGTCCAGAGAATGGAACGCCGTGTCGATCGACCGCATGATGCCTGGCACGATCTGCGTGTTGAAGAAGTTGTTCGTCGAGTAGCGGGTTGCCGCACGAATGGCGGCCTCGAACTGGCGTGCCGACGGCGTGTCGATAATTGGGATGTCGCCACCACCGCCACCACCGCCTGGCGCGTTATGGCCGGAGCCTAGCGCATTGACGCCTGTGACCAGCGTATTGCGGATGGCCTTCTCCACCTCCGGAGCAGCGCCCGCGTAGAGGTTGTTCATGATCGGAGCGGCCTCGTCGACTGCAGCCTGCAGATTGCCGGTCGAGAAGGCAACATCGAAGACGCGCGTAAAGAGCGGCCTTACTTTGGCGACGGCGGTAGACCAGGCGGCCGACAGCGCGGCGGCGATGGACAGCTCATCGTCGAGAAAGGCGTCTTCGCCATCCTCGTCGTATATGCCGTCGTCGCGCATCACCTGCAGCGTGACAGGAAAATCCATCGTCCGGGCAATGCCGTGCCACCGCAGGAGAAGCGGGTCGCTGCAACAGTTGCAATTTTCCGGCGCCTCAAGCGGTAGCAGGCTGAGCATCGGCATTGGTCCGCAAGATGTCGTGCAGGTCCCTCATGGCGACGCTGACGGCAACAAGAGTTGCCTCATCGGCGACTTTTTTGGCCTTGGGCGGAGCCTTGTCTTTCGGGGTGTCGTCGTTTGCCGGCGTCTTGCCATTGTCCTGCGCGAAACCGCCCTTCGGCTGCGGGGCAGCCTCGATAAGATTGCCGTTGGCATCCGTCTTCGAGCCGTCTGCGTTGACCGTGATCTTCCGTTCGATAACCTGAGAGCCTTCGAGCTTGCCGGCGCTGGCGAGGTTCTTGACGATCTCGAACGGCCAGTTGCCCCAGTCTTCCTTGATCTTCTCCAGCTCAAGATCGAAATACTCGTTGGCGAGGGCGATAGCGATATTCGGGGTCATCGCGCCAAGATCGTTGAACGCCGTCATCGCGTTGACGACAGCCGACGGGTCGGTGATCTTCGCCTGCTGCGAGCGGAATGCCCAGAACTTGGCGTCATAGGAGCCGAGGACGTGCAGGTCCATCATGCTGTCGAACTGCCTGCGCTCGGGACCGAACACCTGGCCCTCGGCAACCTCATAGGAGGTCTGCGCGGACGCGAAGGTGATGTCCTGGGAGCGGCCGACGAAGAGCGGCGGTAGCCGGAAAGCAGAACGAACCTTTTGCTCGGAGGCAACTTCGTACTCGGCGAACAAAGCGTCTTTCTGCTGGGCATCGCGAAGCGGCTTGAGCTCGATGCGCGGGATTGGCACCTGGCCGTCCTGGGATGCGAGGTCTTCGTCGCCGCGCGCTTCGAGGATGACCATACGGTGCGTGGCCTGCCGGCCCTTGATAGAGGTCAACTGATCCTCGATCATTTCCATCGACTGCTGCGTCAGCACGCCGCCCGAGACAAGCACGGCCAAGGCCGGGATCGCGTTGTCCTTGAAGAAGTCGTAGTTCGTCAGCTCGGCCTGGCGTGCGCCCATGATCGACGGGAGCTGGTTTATCCAGCGCGGCACGCCGTAGGGGGACGTCGGGAAATAGACGCCGGAATAGATGATCTCGGTCGCCTGCTGATCGATGCTTAGCGCGTCATTGACCTTACCGGTTGCCGGGTCGATCCGGCGCGGGTCGCCAAATTCCTTGAAGTAGACCTTCTTCTCGTTGACGATCTGCACAAAACGGCGGAAGCGGCGCTTGATCTTAGAAGTGTCGGCCCCGTCACGCGGAAGCTTGACCTCGACTTCTGTCTCTTCGACGTCACGGGTGGTGATGCGCATGGTCTGCGCCGGGATGTGGAAGAGCGACGTTACGCGTCCCTTGCGATCGCGCGGTGCCTCGATGCAGAAATAGCCCATGCTTTCCTTGTCGAAGCGGGCACGCTCGGCCAGCTCCTGCAGGGAATACTGGTCGTTCGGGAACTTCAGCAGCTTTTCGAGAATTTTCTTCTCGGCCTCTGCGCCGGAGCTTTTTTCCTGGCCGTCGGGCCCGATATATTCGAGCTGCCAGCCGTGGCCGTGGCAATTGCGCACCATAGCGTCGATGCAGCCGAGCAGGGCGGAATTCTCGTAGGGGAGGCGGGCCAGTGAGTACGGATTATACGGCGGCTGCAGCACGTCGTTTGCATGCCCAACGCCGGTCGAATAATAGCCGTCAAACGGGTCTGCGAGCGACTGGGTATTGACGAATTCCTTCATCCGGACTTCGACGCTGCCCTTTACGTCCCTAGACGGAGGCACGCGGCGCGTTTCGGTTCGGGTCCGTTTGCGGATGTTCGGCTCATCTGCCACGATCGGGCCTCGCTACTTTGATGCTGAAAACTGGCGCACCATACTCCGCGAAGCTGAAACCCACAAGTGTCTGTAGCGTTTACGCGGCTACAGTTTGCAACGCGTTGCAATTTTCTCAGTCGAGATCGATGGCGCGACGCTGGATGCGGAAGGCCGACAGTATCGGCTCCGGAGTCTCTGGCTGGGCAGCCGCCTCAAGTGCAGTGTTGAATTGTCGGACAAGGCCCATCGCCTCGACAAGAGAGAAGACCTCATTAGGGTCCATGTCTGCCAGGCGAGAGAGGAGATCGGGAGGGATTAAGCCATCCTCGGCGGCCTCGGTCAGTTCGGCCAGGAAGTCTTCCGACACGCCGGTCGGTACTGCTCGGAATGTGACCAGGGCGCCGTTGACGAAGGCAGAGCCGAGACCGGCGATCTGCCGGTAACCCTGCCACCTCTTAGAGGAGGGGTTGAAAAATAGTGCCTCAAGCGGGGTGCAACGGACCCAGGCGTCGACGCGGTAAGCGTCCTGCAGACCGGGGGCATCGGGCGAAAATGATACAGTAAATGGTCTGCTCGGATTTTCAATATTGGCGGTCATGATGCGGCGCGTGTGCCGCTCTATCGCTCGAACAATGTACCATATACCGAATGCGGCGCTGGCGAATAATGCAGTCAAGGTAATGAACTCGTCCAATGCCCATCTCGTTTGTGGTGTATTTGGTACTATGCTTGCTATCCACTCAATCAAGGCCCACCCCCATTTCCGGTGCCTTCGTCACGCTGCGGAATGTACTTGCCTCGACCCTCTAGCCCTGGGTACTCGTTCGGATGCTTATCAGAATTTTCCGCAATCCATTGGCGAAAAGTTGCATCGAGAAGATAGTACACAGTCTTTTCGTTAATCAACCTGGGATGGGGGCGTTCGAGTGCACGCACAGGCCAGCCGAGTTTGCGCAATTCGGATGCTCTGGCCTGTAAGGTCGGAAGATTGAGCTCCAGGTAAGCGTACCCGGCATCGATCTCGACTCCCCTCAGAAGATGCGAGAGTAGCTTATACGCCTTCGAGCCGCGTGCGGGAATATGGGGTGCGTCTGTCCGCACCCCTATCTTGGTCGTTACGACCGAATTTGACATGGTTCTGACACCTGTGGTTTGTTATACTTATACAGTGCCACAAGTGTAAGTGTTTGTCAAATAATATTACGAACGAGTTGGCCAGCCTTCGAGTATGGAGCCGTCGGCCTGGACGACGAGCTTGTGCATGACCCCGCCGTCCTTCTTGTAAAGCAGGACCTTGGAGTATGGTCGGCGCTCGTTTACGTCGCGCTGAAAGAAAATCTTGTATCCTTCGTTGACGAAGTCGCGCGTGCGCGAAACCATCGGGTGATCTTCGAGGTCGAGGGCCTTCCGCACTTCAGGCGTCAGCTCCATGGAACCCGATCTGCCATCCAGTGCAACGGGTTTCAAACTGTACGCAGTCCCTATGCGCAGCAGGCTCATCATGTACGAGCGGAGATGCGTCGGAAATGTGCCGGTGATGTAGACATAGGCTGCGCGGTCGCGCAGGTCCTGGTAGTCCTTCGTCTCCGGGTCTTTCAGGATGGTCTGCAAGTCATTCTCATCGCCCTTTGCGGGCTGACGATGGTACTTGATCATTAGCATTTAAACCCCTTCTTCCGGGAGCAGCCCTCCCAATGGGACTGTCCGAATGCCTGCCACTCGCATGCTACGCGCAAAAGTGGACGCGGTGAATATAACTTAGACCTGTTGAGTCTACAACTATGTTTTACCTAGCTATTTTGGATCAGTGCGTCCCTCAAGTGCAGGCATAACGGGCTATAAACGCACGCCGATAAATTTGGTTCCAGCGATTTTAAGAAAAAATGTGCGGTGCACAAAAAGAAAACCCCGGCAGGGGTGGATGGGCCCGGCCGAGGTTTTCCTGCAACGCGTTGCACCAAGAATTTGCGTCTTAGATGTGCGTCGCTTGCTCCTTTAAGTCTTTGTTTATCAAAAGCATACCGCTGCGCTTGGCGACGTGCCCGACGACGCCAGCCAGACCATGCGTTGCTGCCGGCAGGTCCTTCCGCGTCGTGATCTGCATGTGCCGATCGTCGACGATGCGGGCGACTGCGTGGCCTTGGTGATAGAGGACTGTGCCCGTCATCACGTCGCCACACTGCGCCAACTTCACGAAATTCTGTGCCGTATCATAGAACGATGTAAAATTCGTGTTGTCGCCAAGCTGCATCGTCTTAGACCTTCGAGTATTCCACCCGCACGGCCTCGAAGCCGTCGGCGGCGGTGTAGACTTCGCAATCGAAGAACGTCTCCGGTGCAACGCGTTTCAATTCCGGGGTGAACGCGACGGCCAGGCGCCGAATTTCGAGATCGGCCCCTGGATTGCCGCGCTGCTCGATGACGTTGCGTGCGGCGCGCAGGTTCATCGTCCACACAAGTCGCGTCTCGGACGCATTCGGAAGGAAGCAGCGGGCGGCTTCCTGGGCTCGCTTCTTGACGATTGTCTTGTTGTCTTCGAAGCGCGCAGACATCGAGCCCTTCAGCCGGTCAAGCCAAATCTGATAACTGTCCAGCGCGTTCTCGTAGTGCGCCAGGAAGTCTGTGAGGACAACGCTCTCGCCGCGAGGCGTCATCAGCTCTGGGTTCTCCGCCATCTTCATGATCAGCGGTGGTACCACGGCGCGATTGGCCTTGAAGCCGACGATCTCGATCTCGCCACCCTCGGCCGTGACGTAGCGCTGGCTTTCCTGCGACGGGTTGGTACCGACGTGGTGGCGGACCAGCTCGTGGGTGAGGGAACGCGAGACGCCGGTGATGATGAAGGAGACGTTCGAGTGGGCAAGTACGCTTCCGTGGCGCTCGCTGATGATGTTCTTCAGGTATTCGCCGGTTGAGCGGCCCTTGTCCCAAGCGCGGTAGCAGAAGCGGCCGGAGAATTCCGTTAAGAGGTCGGCGTGCGAAGCTTCGTCGTCGCGTTCGAGCGCCTGAAAGATGCGGCCGATCGGCGTGTCAGGGCGGTCGCCGAAGTCACCGGCGAATTCTTCGAGGCCGTGCTCTTCCGCGAAAGCCTCCATCACGCCGAGATTGAGCTGCGGCTGCGCCAGGACGCCCACCCAGGGCTTGGTTACGAGTTCAATAGTCACCAGGTATTTCCTTTGCTACGCCTGTCCGAAGAGGTGTTCTCGGCAGGCTTCTCAGTTGGAAGGGAGTTCATAGTCTCGACGGTCTTGAAGAAGGCCGAGGCCAGGTCGTGGGGGCCGACGGTGACACCGGCAACGGCGTGCAGATGAAACGCAAGCGTTTCGGAGAGCTGCACCATCTCCGGGTAGGAGATATTCAGCATGTCGCCACCGAACTTCTTCAGGCGAGGCGTCGACGTTTCGTATTCGGGGGATTTGGGCGGGGCGTATTTAGCGGCCAGGGCCTCTACGCGCCGCTCCTCGATCTGGATAGCGCGCTCGTTACTCATCTGCTTTGACCTTCGCCCGCAGCTCTATGACTTCCTTCTGCAGCGCTGCGTGGCCTGCCAGAAAGCCAGGGATGGCGTCCTTGAGCGCCAGCAGTTCCGGCGACGTGGTGGTGACCACGCTGATCGAGGCGTCCCGATCTTCGATGACGAAGTCGAAGAGCTTATCGGCGTAATTGGCATTGGCTTTTGCCTGCGCCCGCTTGGCGGCCAGGTCCACACCCCAGAGCCCGGTCATTATGACGACAACGCGGACGATGCTGAGCGGCGTCTTCAGCTCCGGATCGTCGAGATGCGAGAGCAGGGCGAAAAGAAGAATGGCGCCGAGGACTAGCGCGTAGGGTGCGAAAAATTCCCACAAATCTTTAAAGCCCCGCCAGAGCCAGGCCGAGGCGCGCCTGAACCCCGCGACCACCGAGTGGCGAAAGAGTGCCCATTTGCTGGGCGGGGCAGGGGAGATGGTGGTCATTGGTTGTTACCTTTCTGTTGCAACGGGTTTCAATTTTATGCGTGGACGCGGGCCTCTTTGAGATCGAACACGTGTTCCCCGACGAAAGCATTAGCGGCGCGCTTGGCCTTGATGATCGTGGCCGCGCCGTCGACGGGAATGCCGTTGGCGAAGACCACGTAGCTGCAGCCGCGACGACTGTAATCCTTATCTATTTCGAGAAGCACGTCTCTCTTGGTTGCCCTGCTAGTGATGCTTAGCATATGTAGCCCTCCTTTGATAAGATCACTATCCCATATATTAAAGTGTTTGTCAAATATACTGCAACGCGTTGCACTGGAATTGTCCCCTACATCTGTAAAATCTAGCGTTATCAAACTGTTAACCGTGGGCGCTTTAGAGTGGACGAACAGTAAATCGGACTGTATTGAAGGAAGAAAACAAGATGAACAGTATGGTGATGACCGAAAAACCGAGACTCGTGCAGCGCCTCGCTGGCGCGCTATCTTCGACCATCGTGCCTCTGGGATACAAGCGGCCGATGATGCTTGACCGGGTGTTGCGCAGCGCCTTCGAGCGCATGGGCTTCAACAACCCAGACGAACATCTGGGCGCGGTAAAGGAAAAGATCGCCGAGACTTTCATAGATGAAATCGGCCCCCTGATGACCGCGTCCGAGTACCAGAAGATGAAGACATACGTTGAATACGGCATGTCTATTGAGAAGGCTGGCGAACTCTTTTCCTTATCGCCGGCAGATGTTCGGAAGATGCTGTCTGGGAAGGGGACTTTGCGGGCGCGGGACTAGGCGGCTTGTAGCCGATAGTCCAGAGTTTGCCGCCCAGCTTGACTATAGCCGAGGACGCATCCGGCGCACTGCCGGCGAATTTTATGTCGTCCTCACCTGGGCCCGTGCGCTGGAAAGCCAGGTGCTCGGCTCCGCGTCGGATAACCCATCCGAGCTGCTGCTCGATCTGCCCCGTGCCGCCGGCCGCGTAGACTTCCGATCCGTTCGGCCAGCGCATGTACCAGTCTTGTTCCGGTTTCGGAGGTGGCACGTTCTCGTTGTTCATTAGCACACGCTTTCGAACGATTAGGTTGTCCATCAGTCACCAATCCTGCCTTGTTCCTCTTCGCGCAACTCGTCCCACTCGCGTAAGGTCTGGATGCTGGCGTCTTCGCCGTCGATCATGCCGATGTCTGGCCGCTGATCGAGGGACGCCTCGAATAAGACGGGCTCGCCATTCGGCCAGGCACCGCCGTTGCAGTCGGCACATTCGAACACGGTCTGCACCATCGCCAGCGCCTGGTCGGCGTTCTCCGCCTTCACGGTGACGGCTGCTTTCAGTGTCAGGTCAAAGGTATATTCGCGCATCAAGCGTCCTCCGGCTCATTGTCGTCGCCGGGGAGGGTGCGATCCTCCGGGTCAGCGTCGATATCTTCCTCGACCACCTGGATAGGGTCCGCGTAACCGACCGTCACGGCCGGTGAGAGGCTGATGTCTGGCAGATCGGGGTTGTTGTAGGTCATGCCGGTGATCGGCAGCTCGGCGTGCTCGTCCTCGGACAGCTCCAGGCAGAGCCCATTGAGCTTGAGGACCTTTTCTTGCGCCTCTTCCTCGCTCTCGGCCTTCACGTAGACCGTTGCCTTGATCAGTATGTCTGCGTTGTAAAGGTTCATTCCCGCCTCCTTTTCCTATGTTTCATACTGTCATATGTATGAGTGTTTGTCAACTAATAAAACGCAACGGGTTGCAATCCGCTGCGATCGTGCTATGGTTCGGCTTCTCCCCAAACAGCTCGAAAAGAGCCGGTCACCCCGGCCCCTTCAGTGCGCTCGTAAAGAGCGCATAACATACGTTATGGAACAACTAACAGTTGTAGGCTAACGCTTTCCAGCCAAGATTTCTGAAACCCTGCCTTGATTGAGGTCGAACTTCAAGCCGATCTCGGACAGGTGTGCCGACGGGTAGCGAGCGGCATAGTCTCGGACTTCCTGAGCGAGCTTGGTCGTGACGACGGCATGGACAGGCGGAGCCCTACGCACCGGCTTGCGGCGCTTGGTGGCGTCGGCCAGCTCGTGCAGCTCCTTGCACTTTAGGATGTCGGCCAGTTCATGCATGCGGGCGCGGATTTGCGGGATGGTCTTCATCTTATGCCTCCTTCAAGTTTGCAACAGGGTTCATTTCAGCGCGCGGATCACGCCAGCCACAGACGCTCATGGCGTGCAACACGATGGTCAGCTCCGGGCCGTTGAGACCGGCCGCCGATTTCGGGTCGACCTTGTCGTGGCCGTTCTCCACGTGATCTGCGAGATCGGTGATAGCGCCGGCCATCATGTCGGGGTCAAAGTCTCGCAGCTTCTGCAGGAGGAGGTACCATGCCTCGGCTCTCGACAAGCCGCGCGCCTTGCGGATGATCCATGCCGACACGTGTAGCGACCAGCGCGTGCGCATGATCTGGTTGCCGAGGATGGCCGCATAGAAGACCGAACGGCGGAGCTTCGGCGTGTTACGGATTTCGTCCGCGAGCGCACTCATGTCGCGCTTTGAGGTATAATCGTAGTTCATTTGTGTCCTCCGAAAATATAAAGCGCCGCCAGGATAGCAACGCAAACCCATACGGGCAAACGTCGTGTGACGTTCCAAGCCAGGCCATTGATGAGGGCTCTGATGATCTGGTTCTGCATCACAGCCTCCCTATCGCACCCTGCAGCGCGACTTCGAGCGTGATCCTCTTGCGGTTCGGCAGCTCCGTCGGGGTCTGCACGACCGCTGCCGTCAGCTCTTCCTGCAGCCAGGCGCGAGCCGTCTCTGCGTCAGGTGCTTCGACGAACACGCGGGCGTCGATGCTGAGTTTGAAGCCGAACTTCTTCATCAGGACCACCACTGCGCGATCATTGGGCGCAGTTTGTTGACGCCAGCCAGATCAAGGATGCTGAGCTTCGGCAGCCACCAGCGCAGCTCCGTTGCCGGAGCCGGTGCCCAACCCGTCTTCTCGTATTCGCGATCGAGCTCGAAGAAGGCCACCCATTCCAGCGGATTTCCGCTATCCGGCTCCATGATGTAGTTCGAGTATGGATACGGATTGAATTTCATGAACTGGACGAAATCGCGCGCCGCAGGGTCGCCTCCATACCCGTCGCGCTGCGCCTCGAAGGCGTAGTCGAGATCGTCGTCGCGACGGAACCATTTCTTTGCCGTCCGCGCGTTCGGCCAGAAAATGACGTGCGTGATGTCGTCGCCGTTCCAGACTGTCGTCCAGAGATCGTCAGCCACGGCAAGCTTCGGCTCGACACGGTGACGGTAACCGTCTGCCATAGAAGGCTTTTCGTCGTCGAATGTCATGTCGAGCGCCAGCAGACGATTATCGTGGACGACGGTGATACCACGCGTATTCCAGCTCTCCTTTCGCTCCTTCATGGTCATCGTCAGGTCGGCGTCGGTCGCCTTGCACATGGCCTCGTCGACGGCATCCCAGGTCTCGTGCGTCTGGCAGTCGAGAGTGGTTGCCTCCTCAAAGGCATTCCACTCCATACCCCAGCCCATGGCGCGTCTAATACGAATTCCCATCAGCCCCTCGCCTTATATCGCTCATAGTATCCCCAAGCGGTGTCTCCGTCCCAGTGGATGGCTTCGCCGATCTCCGCCCAGGTCTTGCCGTCGGCAAGCATCTTCTCGATCGTTGGGATGTGCCCCTGCGCTTCGAGGCCGAACAGAGGCTGCGCCTTAGCAAGGATGTCGGTCAGCTCATTGCCGGCGGCCTGGCGGGCAAGCTTGGCGGCCTTGCGCTGGCGCTTCGCCTCGGCTGCGGCATAGCGCGGCGCGCGCTCCATGAGGTTCTGCTTGGCCGTGGCCTGGAGGTCGTCCAGAGACAGCGCCGGGTCGATCTGCAGGGCCTGGTCATAGGCCTCCTGACGGCCGACGCCGGCCTGCCTGAAGGCGCGGAAGATATGCGCCTGCGCCTCTGTCAGCGCGCCAACCTTCGTGGCCCATTCCCGCATATCGGCGTCGTCCTTGACCTCGTCGTACGGGTGCGAGACGGTGCGCACGCGCGGCACTTCCTCTGTCTCAGTGATGATGCTCTCGCTGACCGCGCGCATAGGGGCCATCATAGCGATGGCGAGCGCTGCGCCGCTGCCCATCAGGGCTATACGTGATCTACTGTCTGATCTCATGCTGCCTTGTCCTTTCATTAGCTGCTTGAAACGTTCGGGAAACCTGCCCCACTGAAGGGCAGGAAACCGGAAAGCTCCGTGTTATTTCCGTGCCGGACGAGAGGCCGCCTTGGCGGCTTCGCGCTGTCTCTTATTGTCGAACTGGGCCTTCTGCTGGGTGTCTTCGTTGCGGGACAGATAGAACTTGCACTGCCCCTTTTGGACTTCGGTGCCGTTCATCGGCTTCTCGCAGGTGCCAGCGCCGGCTGCAAATGCAGGCGTAGCGACGGACAACGCGGAGATAACCGCGATGGATGCGAAGAGGGCGCAGATAGCATAGAACTTGCGGATCATGTTTCATTCCTTCCTTGGGAGGTTAACCTGGGCAACTGCCCGATATCCGGTCGTGGGACCGGATGCCGTGAAGCTACGCGGCTGATTTTTCCTTCTTTTGTGGCTGCTGGGCAAGAAGCATATTGATGCCGTGCTGCATCGCGGCGATCTGGAAGAAGGCCTGCTGCGGGTACTCACGGCAGGGGGAATAATCATCGTAGCCGAGATCGCGGTAGACCCAGCCAACGATTTCGTCTTCGAGCTGATCGTCCAGGCGTTCGTCGAGCGCTCGGCGCAACCTTGCCATGCCGTCGGCCGTCATCAGCACGCCCGGATCATCCGTGCCGTTGAAATGAAAGCTATGGCGCAGGTCCTTCCAGGCGCGGAAGGCCCAGTAAAAACCATCCGGCACCCGCCAGCCATCGACCTCGTGCTGGCGCCACAGATTGCGATTGAGGTCCCTGGGCGCATCGACGCTTTCGAAGCGGTAGTCGTTGCGCGGGCTGCTGCGCTCCCAATAACCCATCTCGTCGTCAAACTCGGCTTTCGTCATGCCAGCGCGCTTGTTCCATTTGGGCTTGTCCTTCTCCCAGCCGGCGACTTCCTTATTGATTTCCTCGATAGCCTGCAGCGCCTCTTCGGAGATCACGCGCCAGATGTCTTCGATTGTGTCGTCGCGCACAAACTCGCGCTGCACATTGGCCTTGCCGAGCAGATAGTCGTAGTCCGAGGTTTGCAACCAGTTGCACGCCTCCTCGAAGGTCGGCATGGCGTGGTAGTGGACAATGGTCAGCTCGCCGAGGTCTCCGACGATGGTCATGTGGCCTGGCGTCCAGGTCAGCGTGAACGCGTAAAAGGAGGTGTAGCTAAAGCCAGCCCCTTCCTTTGGCGAATAGACGATGAAGCCGGGCCGCAGGTCGCTCCTACCTTTGTCGTAGGACGCCTTGACCTTGACGTCGTGGAAGCGGAAAGAGCGCACCGGCTCCTCGCGCACCACATGCTTTCCGCACCACTCCGCGACGCTGTTCTTGGCGGTGTCCCGCCGATCTCTGTACTGCCGCCCCATGGCAACCTCCTATAGGAATTCGATAGTCACTGAACCTTTGTCGAAGTGCTTTGGGTGTATGGACATAACTTTACCGTCCGCCAGCGAGCAAAAGTCGCTCGTAACGAGGTGATGCCGTTCGGTCTCACCGACATACACGCCGACCATGTGGACGAATTTGACACCTTCCGGCGGCTGCTCGAAAAAGTAATTCCAGGGACCGTTGGCCCCGAATGTGTAGGTCACGATACAGAGCTTTCGCTCTACGATCTCCGGCGATGTTGCCGCTGCTTCCTGGCCCAGATGGCTCATGGCGAAAACACCTTGAACAGAATGGCGATGGTGAGTGCGATATTCGTGCCGACCATCCACTTGAGCAACGTCAGGTCGCCCTCGGTCTTCTGGACCTTGCCGTCATAGGTTGCGACTTCCTCGGCGGCCTTGCGGGCGGCTTCGTCCGATGCTCCCGCTGCCTTCAGCGCGTCGTAGAGCGATCCAATCATAAGTGCCATAATGTGGCTCCTGTTCTTCATATGCACATCATACTTGCATATGTCTAAGTGTTTGTCAAAGCTTTTCTTTTTCGTCCCCGAGATCGAGAGCCCTGCCCCCGACCAACGTTTCGTCGACCAGGATGCGGCCTCCCGTATATGGTGCCTCCTCACCCTCCCCGTCCAGCCGCGCGATGAAGTCCGCGATATAGGCCAGGATGGCTGCATTGGTGCTGCGCGTGCTCTTGATGACCTGCACGATCATCTGCCGCTCAAAAGACGTCAGTGCTTCCAGCGCCGATCGCGGCATCTTCACACGGATGACGAAATCGTGCGTGTCGGAGTGAAGGTCCCTCTCCGTCTCGACCTGCAGGCGCGTCTTCACAGGTCGATGGCCCTCCGGCCGTTTGACAGCGGGTGAGCGCTGGGGTGCGGCGCAACCGTCTTGGGTGCCTCTTGCGCAGCGCGGAGCTCGCGTGCGTTCTGCTCTAAGCGGGCGCGGATAGCCTCCCTGGCGGTCATCGCGTACCGGCCCTGCGGCGTCACGGGCACCCGTGCGGCGACCGGCTCACGGGGCAGAACTGAGCCCCTGATGGCCTCGCGTGCGGCGATCTCGCCCTGCCCGTCCTTGCGCAGGCTCCAGTACCGAAAGAGCTGATCATAAGTCCAGACTGGCTTGCCGAGCGCACGGGCCTGCACGGCTTTCTGCGTATCGGTGCGGGAGGCTACCAGGACGTCGGCGCCCTGGTTGAAGCTGTCGACGACGCGATCGCCGATGTCAGAAAGGTTCTGGGTAAGTCCGTCCCGCTCGATAAACGAGCCCTGGACGGTGCACCGGCCGGTGAGAACGAAGCGCATAATTCAGTGGTCTCCTTCAAGGCGCTGCCTAAACTTCTATATTTGTTATCCTACATATCTAAGTGTTTGTCAATAACTTTCCGTTGCAACCCGTTGCAAAAGAAAACGGCCCCGAAGGGCCGCCGGTCAGTGCTTGGTGGGGGGATCGTCGTCCGGCAGAGGCGCGGACCCGTCGTAGTCTTCGTCCATGCCGCCTCCCCCGTCTAATACGCTGCTCTGCCCAGCCTGATATCCGTTCAGGGCACTCTGCCCGTGGGAGATGCCGGCGTATCGCCCCTCGTTGAACGTCTTGAGCGCGTTGCGGCGGGCATGGTCTTCCCGTTTGCGGAACAGCTCGTGCACGGCGTTGATGTTGGTGGCGTTGTGGTTGCCGAAATAATAGCCGAGGATGAACACGACGATGACGAAGACTTCCTTGAGCATGTCCATTTTACACCTCGTAGGCTTCGAGCACGTGCTGGATAATGTCGTGACGGACGATGTCGGCTTTAGTGAAGCGCACCACCTCGACATTCTTGACGTTGCGCAAGCGCAGCCGATAGATCGCATCCTCCAGACCGCTCTGCACGCCGGGGTCGACCTGGGTCGGGTCGCCGTCGATCACCATGCGGCTCCCCTCGCCTATGCGCGTGAGCAGGAGTTTGAACATCAGCGGCGTCATATTCTGCGCCTCGTCGGCGATGATCAGCGTATCCGCGTAGCTCTCACCGCGCATGAAGGCCAGCGGGATCATCTGCAAACGCTCGTAGCGCACCAGCGTCTCGACGAAGCTCTCACCCAGGCGATCGATGAGGATGCGCATGAAGGGCTTCAGGTATGGCCCGAACTTCTCCGCAAGCGTCCCTGGCAGGAAGCCGAGCTTTTCGCCGGCCGCTTCTATGACTGGGCGGGTCAGGATGACACGAGCCTGATCGGATGATTTGAGATGATCGCAGGCCTTGCAGGCGGCGACATAGGTCTTGCCCGTACCGGCCGGGCCGACACCGAAAGTATATGTCGCGAAGTCGATCGCGTCGGAGTAATCAGCCTGGGCTTCGGTGAGTGGACGGAAGGGTTTGACGCCGTTCTTCTTCGGCCTGGGCTGCTGGCGGGCTTGCGCGTCGAGGGCAGCAGCCTCGAAATGGTCTTCCTGGGATGCCTTGCGGCGGGGTTTCTGGCGCTTCCGCTCCATTTGGTCCTCGCTTCGGTCGGCAATAACTGTAGCCGACAACTTTGGACGCTATAGGAGCGGAAGGTATTTTGCAACGCGTTGCAACGCAGCACGTGTGATTATTTTATGACGGTGTAGTGGACGCGCTGCGTCCCCAACATGCCAATCGTTTGCGCCGCGCCACGGGACAGATCGAGCCCCCTGCCTCGAACGAATGGGCCTCGGTCGTTAACCCGGACGATGACAGATCGGCCATTATGCGGATTGGTGACCCTGACGCGGGTGCCGAAGGGTAGCGTCTTGTGTGCGGCTGTGAGGCCTGCGGGCTTGAAGTGCTCGCCATTGGCCGTCTTGCAGGCGCGGTGAGCTTGGCAGGTCTCGTAGCCGTACCAGGAGGCGTTGGTTTCTGCGGCAGAGGCAGGCGTGCAGTAGACGACAGCGACCAGCAGGAGCGCGGTGATGACGACAGTGAGGGTTAGGACTAGTCCAGCGATGAGCTTCATGGCTCGGTTCCTTCTACAATGAACGACGCCCGCAACCTACATTTATAGACTGCGGGCTTCAAGCATCTAGGTAGATTTGCTTAGGACAGTGCTGCCTGGACGCAGGAGAATTTGGCGCCAGTCTTGAAACTGGTCACCGTGCGCATGCCGCCCGCCGGTACGTAGATGCGCTTTCCTGTGGTCGGATCGGCAGGCGTCGGGTTGCCGCTGGTCAGGCCTTTTTGACCATCCCAGTCGACGTAACATGCTCCGCCGACGGCGAAGAGAACAGCGTGGCTGCAGTCGGCCGGAGCGTCTGGTTGCGAGCCTACCACGGTTGCGGATGCACCAATGGCGATTTCGCTTTCCTTGCGGACGCGTGCGTCAGCGATGCCTGGCACACCAGACTGCAGCTCGCTGCCTTTGATAAACTCGATGCGAAGCGTGGGCATGGCGCTCTCCTATTTGCAACTGGTTTCAATTACGTGGCGGGAGCCCAGCGGACCTTGTCGTTCTGGTCGACGGCGAAGAGCTTCTCCGTACCGGCCTCGACGAATTCGCGAGCGGAATTGTTGCTGGTCGGATCATCCGGGGAAGCGCCGACAGTGACCCAGGCATCAAGCCCGATGGCGCGGACCTTGATCGTCGGCTCGCCGTATTTCGGGTTGGCTGCAGGTGCCGTGTTCTGCGTTGGGCCGGCGACGGACTGGGCGTCCGACCAGATGGGCTTGCGCAGGATATCGAGCTGGTTCTGGTTTGCGCCCGCGAAAGCGCAGACGATGTGAACTCCGACGAATGTGGTGGCCATGGGCTTAATCCTCTGCTTGGCGTGAAAGATTTACGGTTTTATATCTTACATCTGTAGGTGTTGCAACGCGTTGCAACGTAAAGCGGGCGCCGAAGCGCCCGCCCTTATTGGGAGCGCCGGATTATGCGAAGCCTTCTTCCTCCATGATGCGGTAGGTCGCGACTTCCGCTATTTCCGGTGTCAGGTCCGGATCGAGCAGGAGCTGAGCGACCGTCTCGGCTTTCGCTATGCCTGCGGAAAGCTGGCCTTCACCAGCCTCCTTTAGTGCTCGTAGTCGCCCACGAAATGCGTCGAGAGTATCTTGGCCTGTCATGATTGATCTCCTTATGCCGCCAGCGCCGGGGACGCTTCAAGCGGCATGGCGATCTCGGCATTGTTGTCGACAATATGGTTGCGCACGGGTGCCGCGTATTCGCCACCGGCATAGTTCGGCTCGTGCGCGATGTTGCTGTTTGCCGGAAGCGCCGTACCGAACGTGCAGCGCAGGTAGAACTTGCCATTCGCCTGCCGTGTCACGATGCTTGTCGGGTAATACTCCGTTGAGCCGTTCCATGCACGGATGCCGCTCATCGTTCCGGAGAACGAGCTTAGATCGTTGCCTCCGCTACCGACAGGGAACTGCACTTCGAGGTCGAAGACTGTACCGCTGACGCGGGTCGCAGCAACGATACGTGGTCCACGCCAGACGTCGGCCAGCGTCAGGTCGCGGCCGTAAACCACCTTCAGGGCGTGAAGGGCGGCCTTTGCGTTGCGCCAGCCGACATTCTGGTAGCCGTCTTCTGGGCCGCCCGTTGCCGGGTTGTAACCGTACGGCAGGAACATGGAGCCAAGGTGCGCATCGAACTGCGGAGCGTCACTTGCGCCCGCACCGGCCGCACGGGCTGCAACACCGGTATCGGCAGCGATGAAGACGTTATACTGCGCGCCGAGATAGCTGTTCTGCAGACGACGCATATTGTTGACGCGGTTCCTGCGATCGCTGCCAGGGCTTCCGCCATAGCGCGCCAGAGGCTGAATGATGATAGGTGCGTCAGGCTGTCCGCAGTATATGCGAACCTTATTGAGGAACAGATATGTCTTCTGCGCCCACAGAAGCTGCAGTGCGTCATCGAGCGAGTTGGCGGAGTCCGCCTCGCCCTGTGCGTGGATGATAATAAGACGGCGGTTCCTGAACTGCTTGACTACATCCAGGTACGGCACAAGTCCGCCCGAATACGTGCCTGTCAGAGATGCTCCGGTACCGGAGCCTCCGACCGGAGTGAACGGTACCGTCGGCGCGACGCTGTATGCGCCTGCCTTGACCAGGGCGACTGTGACGATACCGCCGTTGCCGTCGATCGCCGTCACGCGAAGCTGGGTAGCCTCGCCGCCTGAGATCAGCGTGCCACCTGGGGGCGACACAAGATCGTTGACTGCGTAGCCTGAGCCGGGGACAGGGTTGTTCGAGACCTTGGCGACATCAGGGCTCGACATGGCAAGGCCGAGAGCGAGCTGACCCCAATCGTCGATATCCTCGTTCCACCAAGAAGTCGGATTATCTGGGTCGACGCCGGCCTTGCCGTGCTTCAACATCCAGGTACCGCCCACACATGAACGTGCAGCCAGGCCAAAAGTCACGCGATCGGCAGTGGTGCCGAGGCCTTCGACGATCTTGGCGGCGATACGGCGCTGAGCAGACATCGTCGTGGCGTCCACGTTGTCGCCGGATGTGGTGTGCGACAGGTGTGACACGGCGTTGGATTGGCCGAGGTATAGGATCGCGAAGCGGTCGCGGCAGATCGTATCGGCGGTAAGGCCGAAGCGATTACGTTGTCCGATACTGAGACGCTGGACCTCATCGTTCGTCATCGGAGTGGCCGACTGGAAGATGATTACCTCCTTGAAGCGCCCATTGAACTGCGCACCGGAGTTACCTGCAGCACCTAGGGTGATGGGGGCAGCGAGCGTTTCGGCAACACCATGGTCCCGATCAGCATAATGCCTGCGCGTGTCTCCACCTGCAGAGAGTTTGTCGCCACGCTGATTGATCCAGAAGTTGATATAGCCGTTGGTCGGATCGGGCGCGCTCTCGTCAATCGGCAGGTCGTCCGGCAGATCGTAAGCGCACATGGTCTTACCCATGAGGCTGTCGCGATTGAAGTTGGCAGGGTAACCCGTCGGGTCAGCCTGCGACGTGACGCCTTGGGCAGAGATGGCCGAGCTGGTCACCAGGATTTGCGTAGGCAGCGTGCCGTAACCCATGAACACCGATTTTGCCGATGTCGTCGGGGCACCTGGGCGTGGCTGTGGATTAACCGCACCGCCAGAGTAACCCTTGCGAGAAACGACGCCGAGGATAGCGAGGTTGTTCGTGCCGCCCACATTCAAGAAGCCTGCGGACTTCAGGTTGGTGCCGCCGAGGTTGACGAACTCCAGAGCGAGCTTGTCGTTGGTGTAGGTGTTGGTCGCGGCCGGTGTGAGCGGGACGGTGAAGGTTGCGCCGGTACCGGTGCCGCCCGTGAACGAGACTGCGATGCTACCTGCGTTGGTGCCGCCGGGGCCATAGTAGTATTTGCCGGCTCGTTCGATCTGGTAAGTGGCAATAGGGCCAGTCCCGCCGCCACCGCTTACTGTGAGTACGCGGATTTGGGCTCGAACACCGTCTTCCAGCAAAACGCCATTGGTACCTGCCTCGGTGAGGACGTCATTCGGAGTGAAGCCAGACCCTGCAGCCACGAGGCCTGGGAGGTTGACCAGGGTCGCGTAGTTGCCTTCGAACACGAGCTTCGGGCCGACTGCCGTGGTCAGGTCGTGGGCGACGCCGGACGTGTCGTAGACGCGAGTGCAATGGAAGGAAACACCGTCGCCAGTTCCGGGGAAGCCGGTGATAACCAACTTGCCCGTCGTGTTGTCGTAGACGAGCGTGCTTTGGGCGTTGGCGCTGTTGCGGATGATGAAGGCATTGGTCACGCCGCTGGTAATGCCGGGCGGGCGCTCCACTGACCAGACGGCAACCGGTACCTGCGATGCCTGCCCGAGGGTGAGAGCCGAAAGACCGCCACACGTGAACGAGACGTTGGTAGATTTGGTCTCGCCAGTTGTTTCATTGTATTCCGTTAGCGTGCCTGCGATCGTTTCAGCCTTGGATGCCAGCAGGCCGACAACGACCTGATTGCGGCTGCTATTCAGCATCAGCTTTCCGCCCGTGCCGGTAAGTTCCAGCTTGGTGCCAGAGGTCTTGCCAGAAATGGTGCCGACGGGCGTACCAGGGATAGCAGACTGGGAGAAATTGACGTTGTCGAGCGTGAGCGTTTGCAGCGGGCCGCCAGGAGGACTGCCGCCTCCCCCGCCGCTTGCGGTGCGCGGCTGGACGTTATTGCGCCCGAGCGTGGTGCGGATATTCAGACCGCCCGGTGTGCGGATGCCGAGGTCAGTTGGGCGCTTTGCCATTTACCGTCTCCTGTAGCCTATAAGTGTAGGGAACTAGTACAGGAAAGACGGATTTTCTGCAACGCGTTGCAATTAGAATGACAGGAGAATGGCGGTGTGAAGCAGCCCGACGCCGAAGGCGACTGCGAGGCTGGCCGCCGTGGTGAGCGCCACGACAGCCACGATCTGGAGGAGGCCGATCATACCAGGCCCTTGTCTTCGAGGAGGCGCTGCGGCGCGGTTATCTCGACGATGGGGCAGCGCTTGGGACTGAAGCGCGACGGCGGGTCGATCGTCTCCATTTGCGAGCGTCCGGTATCTGCCTCCTCGACAGCGCCTTTCGGCAGCCATACCGCCTTGTCGCGGTGCCCGTCACTGGAGACCAGGACAGCGGCCGGCGTCTCGTGATGCTTTACGACCATGACATCTGCGAGGTTGCTCTTCATCAGAGGACCCGCAGCAGCGAGTGGCGTAGCTCCGGCTTCGGCTGACGGAAGCTGTGCGGCTCAACCTTGACTGTCAGCTCGACGCGCATTCGGTCTTCGTGCGCCCAGCCGATCAGCCGGTTCAGGTCGTCGACCGCTGCCGTAAGGAGCTTTGCACGCCCCTCGTCATCTGTGTCTTCGAACGACCGTTGTGCAGCGATGCGGGCTGACCCTCTGTTGAACCGGTCTTTTGCGTTGCGCTCTTCGCGCTGCTTGGCCTCCTGCGTGAGGCTTTCGTCCGCGTAGATATTTTCGACTTCGCGCTGAAGATCGTTACTACGACGTTCGTCCTCGCGGGCGCGCTGTGCAAGTCTGTCGTTCATATGCCCTTACTCCGTTGTCTCGGCGACGCCGAGCAGTTTCTGTTGAACGTTGCTTTCCAAGGCTGCCCGCTTTGCACCTGGCGAGACGCACAGCCGGCCGAGCTGATCCTTGTACAGCGGGCCTTCGTACATCAGCTTGTGCAGCTTGGCGGACGGCTTCGAGGTGCCGCCATTGGCGTCGAGGCGGACGAAGCCGGACCCGACTTTCGCGAACAGGTAATCGTCCATCTCGTAGAGATCGGCCGGCTTATAGACGCCCTTCTCTACGAGCATGGCGCTTTCGCCTTCGATCGGTTTCATATAGCCCACAGGTGTTCTCCTATCTCAGGCTCATAGGGACGACGCGCTTCTGCTCCAGAGGCTTAGCGGCTTCGGCGCGGGCTTTCTTGATGCCCTCGTAGGTCGTCTTGTTGGCCCAGGTCGGCAGGGTGAGGACCAGGCCTCCTTCCGGCCATTCGCGCCGCTCGACATTGTCGTCCTTCATGTCGAAATCCGGAGTGATGTCCGGGTTGGCCGGCAGCTTGATCAGGACGGTGTGCATCAGGTGCTTCGTCTCGAAGTGACCGGCTTCGCTCGGCACGATCAGGAGCTTGCCTTCGTCGGTGCCCGTACCGAGCGAGATATTGACCTTGTCCGCGTCATTGAAGGCGAGCGTGTAGATCGTCGTCGGGATGGATACCGTCAGCCGGTAGGCATCGTTCTTGCCTCGGCCGCAGCCGCTGCTGAGCGAAACTGCAGCCGTCTTCTTCGGCTGGGGCATGAGCATGTTAAACGGCATTTGCGTGCTCCTTATAGCTAGGGTCGAGATGCTTGACGAAATCGTAGACCATCGGCGTCGCATCGTCGGGGATGCGGTTTTTGCCTCGCGCCATGGGGTGGATCGGCATGCCGCCCTGCGAGACGCCGAGGCAGCGCCAGACAGGCCAGGCTCCGTGCTTTGTCAGGCCGATCGTATTCAGCATGCGGATATACGGAAGGACTCCTTCCGGCTTCGGCAGAGAACCGCCCCAGCCGGCCATGACCATCCAGTCGCACTCTGCCATAGCGGCGAGCGTGATCTCCATGTTGCGCTGGAACACCTCGACGGTGAGGCCGCCGGCCTTGTGCCACGCGGCGAGATCGAGCGGCGACGGCGAGCGGAACGGATAGAGATTGACGACGATCACGCCATCGTAGCCCCACGCCTTGCCCCATTTGATGATGCGCAGCAGGGTCGGATCGTCCTTCTCCGCGTCAGCAGTCGACGGATTGAGCATCAGCCAGACGAGCAGACGGGGCTCGGGGACGTCGTTCCAGATGCGGCGAAGCTCCCAGCGGCATACGTCGTCGATGATCGCGGTGCGGATCATTCGCCTGCTACCCCGTCAGCCTGGCTTGCGAATTCGGTCGGGTAAGCGGGGTCGCTAACCGCAATGCACTCGATCTGCTCGTCGCGGCAGGAGCTGCAGCCACATTTCTCGGGTAGGCCGGTTGCCTCAATACCGAAATCGACAGCGAACGGAATACCGCGCAGACCGAGGCGGGCCTGAGCCGTTCCCCAGTCGCCGAGACGGCGGTCCATGACGGTTTCAGGTTCCGGCTCCAGGTGCGCGTCGTCCACCCAACGGTAGTAGAAATAGCCCCACGCGCGGCGCATGCGATCGTCAGGATGCTTGTAGCCGATGATCTGCGCGGCGTGCGCCAGGTGCGAGACGTAGTGGTGCGGCAGCTCGTCGACGTGGTCGAAGAAGGCCTTGACTGCGGCCTCCCAGAGAGTGTCGTCGGCAATCACATGCATCGACATGAAGCTGTCTGCCTCTTCGCCCCATTCGAGGAAGCGCTGGCGCTCGGCCGCGCGCAGGATGGTGGCACGATAGGCGATATGCACGGTCTTGGCTGGATGGTGCTTGCGGATGCCGTCAGGGCCGCGCAGGGCGAGCAGGACGACGGACTGCTGCTGGTAGGCTAGATCGCCAAGCCATTGCGGAACGACATAATTGTCTATGTCCTCGCCGCGCTGCTGGATGGAGAAGTTCTGCTTGAGTGCACTGGCGAGAAGGGTCCAGAAGGCATCCTGGTCCATCTCCTTGTTCTGCCGGACGATGGCGCGGATTATCGTCTCAAGCTGCTTGTCTGTAACCTGCATATGTTCTGCTCCGTTAGGTGCTGCTGCAACGCGTTGCAATCTAGTTTCTTTATCCTACATATCTAAGTGTTTGTCAAATGAAAAAGGGGGCAAGTGCCCCCTATGTTCGACATGCTGTCTTTCACTTCAGGTCGAGTGTGCTCGGCCGGCTGGCGGTAAATTCGCGGTAACGGGCCAGCACCCAGAAGACGACGGCGAGCGGTGCCCAGAAGACGATCCAGAACAGGATCAGCGCACGCGGTACCTGATTGTTCTTGACGAGGATGGCCAGCGGTTCTCGCGAACGCTCCGGAAGAGTCAGGAACATGACCTGCCATCGACATCTTCCGGCTTCCAGGTAGAAGTAGAGAGCTACCGCCCAAGGCAGCAGCATGTATGCGGCATTGTAAATATCATCCACGGTATTTCTTGGCCTCGATAGAAGTGACCCCAGTGCTTCCATAGCCGCCCTCCCCCCTGGTGGTTTCGGAAAGTGCTGCTACCTCCTCCAGTGCGACCTGGATAACCGGCGCGATGACAGCCTGCGCGATACGCGCCCCCGGCTGGACCGTGTACGGCTCCTGACCAAGGTTGATCAGGATAACGCCTATGATACCCCGGAAGTCGGCGTCGATCGTGCCGGGGGCATTGAGTACGGTGACGCCGTTCTTGGCGGCTAGGCCAGAACGTGGGCGGACCTGCAGTTCCATGTTCGATGGAAGCTCTACGGACAGGCCGGTTGAGATGATGGCATGCTCTCCCGGCTGCAGTGTTCTGTCTTCAGGAATGTCGGCGATAAGATCAAAGCCAGCAGCGCCATCGGTCGCGTAAGACGGAAGGCTGAAGCGCTTTGCGGTCTCTGTGCGCTTCACACGAATTGAAGGCTTATTTTCGGCAGGCAACGTCATGTCAGGTCCATTTCCAAGCCAGCTACTCGACTTGTAGTATTTGGTTAGCAGAAAGGCCGGCCGTGCAGCAAGCCACAACCTATCGTGAGGTTAATTCTTACCTGACCGTTGCTCTACGAGCACGGAAATGACTGCATTGACTGGAAACCCTACCATTTTACCCCCTCTATTGCTCTTCCCGGTTGAATTAAGCAATGGTTAAATATTGGGATTGACGCGGATCACGGCCCGCCACTACTCGCTCAATACTTGTTTACCCCTGCGGTTCTGGACGGAGCGGGCTTATCACCCGCAGCACAGAGCACCGCTAAAACTGTGGCCGCAAGTTAGCTCATTTTGCACCCAGTTGCAAAGTCAAAGATCGACTGCCCGAGGCGGCCTTTTGGGCTCCTCAGTTATCTGCTGTGGGAGCAGAAGTAGGATATTATGAATTCGCTGTCTAGGAAAAAATTCCTCCTCTACGAAGATTTTCCCATTGTCCACAAATTCCCGCAGGATAGGCGTCAGCTTTCCAGACAGAAGAATGACGGCCTTCTTGCCTGGGTGCAGGGCAAATTTGAGCGGTTCCGGCAGCATCCAGGACCGGCCGGCGAGCGTATGCTCGATCTCCAGCATGAGCTTGGTGCGCCGATCGAGCGCGGCCAAGGAATTCTTCGCGTTCATCTTCCGCCGTTCCTGCTGGGCCTGCCATCCGCTCATGCACATGCGTCGATACATCTTATCGGAAACCATCAGAGATCGAGCCTTCTCGGCCTTAACACCAGGATGTTCGACGTGGTTGGCTTCGGCGGTTCCGGGTCGGCCACCCATCCGCCATTTCGGCGGATCGTCTCCTCGATAGCCTCGATCGATACCCACCCTCCGGGCTGATCGAGTCCGTCAGGTATCAGGTCATGGTGTATCCACAGATTTGAGACACCTTCCGGCAGAAACACCATGACTTCGAAGCTCGTCGGCAGTGTGCCGTCCATATGCCACTCGTCTTCCATAGCCCCGCCCAGGAACGAGCTACGGAGGTTGCAGTAGTGGCTCGGACTTGCCTGCGCAGAAATGCCTAACCCAGAGCGGCACACAATGCGCGCTGCCGTCATGAAGTCGAGCTCGATCACGCGCCAGGATTTCTGGCTTTTGACCTTGGCTTCGTGCGCTTCCCAGCTTGTGCGCCAGTTGCGGATGCAGACGGGCTCATCAGTCGCCGACATCGATCGCCCTCACTCTCGTCCCGTCCTCGCGTACCGGCATGGGATAATCCTTCAGCGCGTCGAGCATGACAAGCTCTCCGGTGTCGGCTTCGTAACGGACCTTCCAGGCGCACCAAGCGCCCTGCTCGCAGTCCGGGCAGGCTCCTACAGCCAGAACGCGAAAGTCGCCATTCTCCATGAGCGTCACCTCGCCGGCGAAGTATCTATCCTCCTGCAGCTCGTTGCATGAGCTGCAGCGGTACTGCAGACTGTCGATACCAACCTTTTCGTAGCCTGGGAAGTTAACCGGTAGCTGTGACTGGATCGTCTTCTTGCCGATCGTCCAGCGCGCCAGCGCAGCCGCGCGCACCGAGGCCTGTGGGTGCGTCCGGTAAAAGAAATCGCTCATAGCTGGATCGCCCTTCCGCCAGCGGAGACTTCCTCCGGCAGTTCTTCCCGCAAGGCTGCAATGCGCCGTTCCAGGACCTCGATCAGCGCCTGGTCTTCAAGCGCGCGCGTACGGTATTCAGCCTGTGCTCGGCGTGCCTTTTCCGTTTCGTTCTGCGCGAACACCTTTTCCTGCTGTGCCGCTTCCAGCTCCCTCTGCGCCGTCATTGTCGCGATCACGTCCTGGCTGTGCACGACTGCTAGCCTGCGCCGCAGCTCCTCAAACATCAGCTTCAGCGCGCTAGGGTTCATGCGGGCATCTGCACACAGTTCCAGCACCTGGCTGCGCATATCGCCAAACAACTTTGGCAAGGAGACGTTGGCGTATCCCGTCTGCGCGTCCTCCACCTCGATTGAGGTCACCAACGCGTCCCGCTTCTCGCGGTAGGCCTTGAACTGCTCAGGCGTCGGCTCGAATGCGCCGTAGGTCAGGTAGTTGCGCAGAAGCGTGTCGGCGTCCTGCCGGCCGGCCCAACCTTTCGGCCCTCTGCCGTCGACGATCATGTGCAGCAGCGTGTGCTGTCCTTCCGTAAGCGTTACTGATCGGCCGTCAGAGAGCTGATACGTATGGACGGCGTTCATGTAGTCTGGGTTATCGCTGCTCATGCCGCCTCTCTCAGCCCAAAATGCGCCAATGCCGCCGCAACGGCGTGCTCTGTCGTGGTGACGCGGAGATTGGTCACCCCCACGAAGAAGTCGCAATCGCCGCCCAGCTCTCGTGCGTGAATGGGCCTATGGTTCGAGAAGCGGACCTTGTATCGCCGGCCGTTTCCGTTCGTCAACGTGACGTATTTGGAAACAGTCTGGCGGGCCTCGTATAATTCCACCGTGAGGTCATAGGTCAGCATCAATTCGCAGAAGCCAATCCACTTCGATTTCGGGTAGCCTGCCCGCTCCAGCGCGATAGCACGGTCGGCAAGGTACTGCGCGTCGATGCGCAGGTTGGTCGCCTTGCCGAACACGGTTCTCCTGACGGACGGCCTGTCCATTTGGGCCTGGGCAACGGCGATGCGTTCTGGGTGCGCCTTATCGCGCCGGTGGTAGCCACTCCCAGAGCAGCATTTGCTTGGCTTCGCGCCGCATGTCGGGCACCGATGCTGCATGGCCTGCACAACTGTTGCCGTCATCAGAACACCATCGTCGTCGGCTGGTCGCAATAATTGGCCGACGCCTCGACATCCTTCCAGAACCTGGCGCTGAGTGGTGCCAGGCTGTGCGCCATGCCTCGCCCAAAATGCGCGGCTATTAGTGCTGGGTTGCGTGTGACTTTCCATGTCGCGGGATCATCGACCTTCTGGGTCGGATCGCGTGGATCGTAGACTTTCTGCTCCATTTTTCTGCCCCTACTGGTGCTGCCTTCTATTTACTATCCTACATATCTAAGTGTTTGTCAAATACATTCCGTTGCAACGCGTTGCAAAAGACACAAAAATGGGGAGGGTGCATGCGGCGGACACCCTCCCCTACGACTGCCGGTACGAGGCACCCGGCAGCAGTTCTAATTAGATGATCAGTGCGGTGACCGGGGTCGCGGCCTTGTCGTTTGCCTCGCAATAGATGTTCTTGTCGAGATCGTCCGGGCGCATCCAGCGGTGCTCCAGCTCCGGCGCGTCAGGCACTTCGATTTTGTATCGATCGGCCACCAGGAGCTCGACGTTCTCCTTGGACATTCCGAGGTAGAGATGACCGAGCGCGAGCAGCAGGACCTGCTTGCCGGCCGGGGCGTCGGTCGCGCCTTCCGGTCTGGTTACCTTCGTGCGCGGACGCACGGCCTGTTCATTTTCGTCAGTCATGGGTCTCTCCGTTGATTGCGTTGTCCTTGGCGTAGGCGAGCCCGACCTTGGTGATCGCCAGCCACGTTGCGGCATGGGTGGTGTAATAGGTGATGTACCCCTCCTCGATCAGCTCCGTCACGACAGCCTGGTCCACGGCGGCCAGCGGTTCGTTGGTCTCGACTAGGTCGTGCAGCAGCACGAGCGCCGGCCGTGACAAGATGACGTGGGCCTCCTTCAGCCGAAAGCCTGTGCAAGGCGGCGTATGGCGATGCGCGCACGGGCCTGTGCCGGCCTTATGCAGCGAGCGTCTGTGGTCGCACTCGCACAAGTCTTTCGGGTGATCGGTCATTCCAGTTCCTTTTTAACGCCGGCATCATATGTAGGTTTCGCGTTGGCGTCGAGACCTCTTAGACGCTTCTGCAGGATCGCGCATTCTTTCCCCGATATTTCGATTGCACCCAGTTGCACTGCCTGGATGCGGCGGAAGATCGGCAAGTCGTAATGCGGGACGCCGGTGCGCGACACCTGAAACCAGTCGCGCTTCGATCCGACTTTACGGGCCATATCGTGCAGCTCCTCGACCGTGTCTGCCATCATGTGGCATGTCTTCATACGGCCGAGCCTGTAGCGCGTTCGATCGACATAGACGCTCATAGCTGAATTTTCCTTCCGTTGGACGTCGTCTCGATCGGCAGCTCATCGCGCAGCATAAGGATGCGGTTCTGTAGGTCTATGACCTCCTTCTCGAACTGAGACTTGCGATTGGAGAGGATTTCGATCTCGGCCGTCAGCTCGCGCTTCTTCTCCTGCAACGTGTTCGCCTGGTTGAGGTGCTGGGTGTAGACGGCGCGCGCATTGTCGTAGTCCTTGCGCTTCTTCTCGAATTCCTGATCGTGGATGAGCCGATCGAAGACGGCCTCGATCTTGTCCTTAATCGTCTGGCTGACCATTTTCATGTCGTCCGAGAACATGACGTCGCGCAGCAGCTCGGCGGTCCTTTCGTGCTTATACGCCTTCAGCAGCTCGGCCTCGCGGGTGCTCTTCTGCTCGGCAGCCTCGTGTTCCGCCTTCTCTTCGGCTAGCCATTCTTCCTCGGACAGCTTGTTGGTGCAGGACGAGCACGGAGCAATGTGTGGAGGATGATGGCAGGTGCAGCCTTCCTGCAGGTATTCGTCGTATGTGCGGGACGGCGAGAATGTTGGTGGCCCTGCTAAACTCTGTGCCAGCTCGCAGCCGACGAAGCTCGCCCCCGTGTCGGCGCCGATGTACAGCCAGTCGTCTTCGCCCTTGTCGTTAAGCACGCGGACCTTGAGACCGTCCTTGCTGAAGCGTATCACTTCATAGAGCATACCTGCCGTAAAGTCGTACCGTGTCGAAAGGGCACGCACCATGTCACCGCGCTTGATCGCCACCGATGCCGGCAACGTCGGGTTTGGTGGGCGGCGCCGGTTTACCAGGAGCTCGTATTGCGGAGTGTGCGGATGGCCATCGTTAAACAGCCACCATCGCGAGCCCCGCCAGTCCTCGACCAGGACGCGCGTCATGTCTGGTGTCGCTACCGCTTCTTTGACTGTGTATTCGCCCTGCAGAACGAGCGCGCCTACGTCGTTGGTCTGCGTGCACATGACGGTGTCGCCTACCCTGGCGCGTTCCGCTGGAGCCTTGCACCATTCGATATCCGTGAGGTAGGCCCACAGGAGCTGCGCAGTCTGCTCGCCATGAAAGTTTACCGCAGGCAGATCGTCCGGGCTCAAGCCGTGGCTCACGGTCCTGTAGATCGCTCCGGCCGTTCGATAGAGGAAACCGTTCGTCGAGAGGAGTCTGAAATGCGTGACCTCCTCCACAAGATTGTCATCCTCGTCGTCGAGACCGATGACGAATTTCCCGTCGCCGGTGTAGGAGTAACCGGCCGGGTCTGCGAATGGGTACATCGGGTCATCGCCACGCGATATTGGGCCCCGGACGTGCCCTTCTTTGTTCCAGTAGTATTTGCCCACTTCCAGTCGCAGCACGTTCAGCTCTCCGCAATTCTCATAATGTACTGTTGTACATATACAAGTGTTTGTCAATCAAAATGCAACGCGTTGCAAATTATTCTCCGAGATCGAGCACGCGCTTCCTACCGGCCAGGATGTTCGGCTCTGATGGAGCGGGCACGTTCACGGTCACCGTCTCGACCTGCCTGCCGGCCATGTTGCGCGCCCGTGTCGTCAGGTAGCGGCGCATTTCTGCGTCGAGCATGGTGTTCATGTTCTCTATAACGACGCTCTCGTCTCGGGTGCCTACGTCGACGCCTACGTGGATTATAGGGGTTATGGCGTGGCTATGCCCTGGGTCGAAGACAGAATGGCTATGCCTTGGGTCAGCTACGCGTTGCTGGTTCCTCGCATTCAGCGCGTCGATCTGGTTCTGGTACCGAGTGACCGTCCTGTCGGAATTGACAAGCTCCCACGCAACGGAGCTGTTAGGTCCCGCTACCGCGTAAACCGTGCCGACGGCTGGCGCGACTGGTTCGGCCGCTACCGCAGGCTGGCGATCTATGGCCTCTCGCTCGGCCACGACGCAGTTCCAGGCGCTGCTGGCATCGTCCCATTCGAACTCACGCGTGCTGCCATCGCGCATGAAGACCATCCACTGCATAGCGGCTGGGTCATAGTATAAATGCCCAGGTGTCCCGAAAGGCCGCAAATCGCTGTCCTTGATGCGATGACCGGGCTCGCCCTTTATACGCTGGTCTGGCCGCGACAGATGGACTGCGACTTCGCCGTCGCGCAAGCCTCCGATAACCCGTTGCATCGTGCTTCCGGCTATGATGTTCGGTTCCTTGAACAGAAAGTCCTTGAGGCGTTTCCAAAGGCTGCGCGGGTCAGTCATACTTTTGTGTCCCGTAGAATGATCTCGGTGAGAAGGGTCGGCATGCAGTCCTCGTCGGCGCGCGCCCATGCCCGGTAGATATTGGACGTCTCGCGCGGCAGGTAGCAGGCCCACTTGCAGAGTTGCCATATGGCGCAGGCAAGGTCCATATCGCTTTCGAGCCACCGCAGCACGAAGGCCGTCTTGTAGACCTGATGCTCGATGCGCCTAATAGCCAGCATTGCCGGCCGCGTTCGCTCGCCCTCTGGCAGAACATGGACGGTGTGCAGCAGCGAATAGATTAGGTTCCTGAGAATGAAACGTGCGTCTGCCGTGTCAACCGTGGTGCGCTCCAGCTCTTCGATCTTGTGCTTGAGCGCGACGCCCGCCGTCCGGAGATTGTGCTTCTCCTCACGGTCATTGACCTGGATCGCCTCGTACTGCGCGATGTATTGCTTGAAGCGTTCGTTCTGCCCCTCCAGCGCCTCGATCATGAGGATCAGCTCGCGCTTGGTGAGGTCAAGCAGCTTTTCGCGCCCGTCCCGCACCAGCTCCTCTTCGCAGAGGTCCATCGCCCGCCGGGGCTCCTGCTCCAGCGGGGTGACTGACAAGACATGGGGCTGGACGCGCTGGTTCATCAATCCGCCATGCAGTCTTCGATTTCGTCCATGAAGTACCAGACCATAAGCAGGCCCAGCATGTTCCATTCGCCTTCGCGACGAGAGACGCCAAAGTGCTCCTCGGCCGCGTTGCACTGCTCGTTAAAGTTACCCTCGCTGGAGAAGGTCTCGTCGCCCTTCTGGAAGGTCATTTTCGCCATCGTCCGCATTTCCCGTCTCCCCTTGTTGATAATAAAATATCCTACATATCTAAGTGTTTGTCAACAAATATACGTTGCAACGCGTTGCAAAATCACTTGCGCTTGACCCTGCAATGCCACGGTTTCGCCACCAACTCGAAGGACTTGCCGCAGTGTTTGCAGGTGGCCGACGCATTCCCGGAATGACCACCGCACGCCTCGCAGCGCTTGGTGCGCCTGTTCTCCGGTGCGAGGCGATCACGCAGGCTGGTCGGCACGATACCGTCGCGCAGCATGACGACCTCGTCCTGGGTCAGGTGCACCTCACGCCTAGTCATCTGCAAGGTCCAAGGCCCGGCCGTTGACTGGTGGCACGGCGTCATGCGCGTCGGCCATGTCTGTCAGCACCTGCGATAGCCCCCAGAATACGAAGGACGATGCCATCATTCCGGCAGACGCGTCGAATGCTAGGCTGTCTGCGTCTCGCTTCTGCCTGCGCCTGGCCTCGACGTTGTCGCCCTTCTTCATGAGCCTGTTGGCGAGGTCCCGCACATCGATATCGCCGAGCCTCATACGTACATGATCTCCAGTTCGGTGATGACCTGGAACGGAATGACCTTCGGCTGCGTGGCGTGCATGATGACAATCGCGCCTGGCTGGAAGCCGACGAAACGAGCATCGTGGAATGTCTCGTTGCCGTCGGACAGCATGAGCATGACCTGCGCGCCGCCCAGGCTAAGCATGACGATCTCCTCGCCAAGCTCGTAAATCCGTTCCAGGGGCATAGTCATGCGCGCACCCGCTTCCTGACAGCCGGCTCTTCAACCGGCTTAGCGTCCGGATGCTCCGGCTTGAAGTAGGGATACCAGGCGATCGGCTCTTCCTTGCTGCCGAGGCCGGCCCAGGCTTGGCGGCTTTCCACCCAGTAGGACGGGCCGACGACTTGGAAGTTCTGGACAGCTAGCCAGATTTTCCCGACCCTAGGGGCGCTGCTGATGTCTCGGTTCCACTCTGTCATTTGCCCTCCTTCAGGCTGTTCGAAATAGCCTGTATGCCGCTTGCCATGATCGATGCGACGGCGAAGGCCGTGCTGTCCTGCTTGTGATGGGCCTCGCCGATCGCAGCGTTCCAGAAGCAATCCAGCGCGTCGCGCAGGTCAGTCTTAGTGAGCGGGTCGGGACGGGCGTTCATGATGCGGGTAGCCCCTGCCTCGAAGCCCCGCTCGAATGCTGCCTGTGCACGCTCGTCTGATCCACCCACCTTATGGCGCAGATCGATAACAGAGGCGCGCAGGCGTTCGAGCTGCGGCTCACCGAAGGCGCCGGCCATCACTTTGCCCATGTCAGGTTCGGTGATCCAGAAGGTCACGAGGTCCGCGACGCGATGGAGGCCATGGTCATTGCCGCGCCACCATGCGGGATGCGCCCCATCCGTGCCGTCGTGATCGGGGTTGTCGTCGATGCGCACGTCAGGGAGTGGGTCAGGGCATCCCTGCCAGGTGTTCGCGTGATTGATGTAATGCCACTGGCCTGTGTTGTCCCGCGCCAGGTACTGCCCGCAGTTCTCCAGCTTGGGGATAGTGTCCTCTGTCTTCGGTGCGGCGTTCCAGCCTTTTGTGAAGCCGTCGTCTCGGCCGGCTCTGTAAGCCCGAACGGCCATCCCCTGCAGCATGGCGCGCGCCGCCCCATGCGTGAACGTGCTTCCATCACGGACGTCGTTTTCACGAAAGAGCTGGTTGATCAGATCGACCGCCTCGCTGTCGGTCATCTCGCCTTCGCAGTCGTAGAGGATCGGCACGTCGCCGCGCCCGTCGATGAAGACGTATTTGCCGTCGGCACTGATCGGCACGAGGGTCTTGCTTGCAACGGGTTGCATATCAGTCGGCGCGTGGATGGCGGTGCGCTGCGTCTGCAGGATGGTCTTGAGCGCACGGATGCGACCGCGTCTCTCGTCGCGCGCCAGATGGGTGCCCTCGACGTAAGGCCTGCAGTCGTTCATCCAATCGGAGATGGCCTCCTCGCGCAAGAGGTTTTCGAGCATGTCCCAGAGGGCGCTGTCGTTCGTCTCTCCGTCGGAGATGAAGCGCGCCTCGTCGTTCATCTCATCGGGGAAGCGCACGAAGAATTTGCCTTCTTCCTCGGACTGATAGACTTCGACCGGGTCGCCGTCACGGACGATGCGCTGCTTGACGTAGTTGCCGGTCTCGCCGTCATAGTGCTCACTGCTGGCTAAGTGCGGAGCGCGGCGTACATCTGTCGTGCTCACCTGGAAGAGTGCTTCGCCGAGCCGCCGGTAGGTTTTCTGGTTCTTAAAGTGTCTGACGCGTTTCATGTGGCGTCTGCCCCTCTCTGGGTTGGATGGATTACTCGTCGATTTCCCTGAAGTCGCCGTTGGCATCGAGATGGTTCGGCGGCCAGCCCCGCTCCTTGATCCTGATCGTGCGCTCCCTGCTCTTCCACATGGATCGGATCAGCAGCACGATGACAAGGACGATCCAGAACAGAACCCAGGGGTCCTTGGCGAATACGCTCATGCACTTACTCCTTCATTAGTCGGCCGGACGCGCTTGCGAATATTGAAGACAGGCTCAGGCTCGGGTGGCGGAATGATGGCTGCCATCACGGCTTCGGCGAGCTCGATCTCGCTCGGCGGATTGAGGCGGGCCTGGTACTGGCGCCAGGTCTCCTTGCGCTCGCCATAGACATAGGTGTCGAAGGCATATTCAGGTGGCTCGAAGTCGGCGTAATAGATGGCGTCGCGCTTCTTGACGTCGAGGCCGAAGCCCTTGCCGGTGATGAGAGAGAAGGCCGCGCCGCGCACGCTCTTCGGATAGTTCTCGATCTTCAGGTTATAGAGGCTGCCCGTTTTCAGGCCGTCCTTGTCGATCAGCGCTTTGTGTGGGTGTTTCAGCTCGGCCCAGTTGCCGTGCAGCTCGCGCGTAAGCTTGTCGTAGAATGGATCGGTGAGGATGGAAATGTCCGCGTGGTAGTAGAGGAGCGAGGCCATCATGATCCAAGGGATTGCGCCATCGAGCCCGCACTTATCGATGACTGCCTCGCACATCTTGTCGAAATTCTCGGCCATGCCCATCTCCTGTCTGCAACGCGTTGCAAAAACCTGTAGCCTTCATTTTTGACTTTTACATATGTTTAAGTGTTTGTCAAAGCCTAAATTAGTTGATGTCAAGTATTTTCTTCAGAGGCTAAGCGATCGCCTCGGCTGGATGGGCATGGGCTCGCTCTTCGGCTGCCACTCGCCGCACCAATCCAACTCCCCGACCTTCGGCCAGACGTTGCCGCCTGGGAGCGCCGTCGGCGGGTTTCGCCGGCAGACCGAGTTGATGGTATATGTGTGTCGGTAAACGCAGGTTGCGCAGCTTATCGCATTGGGCTGGCTCATAACTGGATCGCCCTCTTCTCTATCGCGTACTCGTCGACGGCGGGCTCGATGCCGTGCAGACGGTTGAATTCTCTGCTCGTGGCGGCGAGCAGGGCTAGGGCGCGCTCCTCCACCTTCTCGTAGCCGTCAGTGCCCACGGCCCATACCTTGAAGCCTTGGCTTTCCACGTCGACGTGAAGTGTTATCTTCGTAGGCATTCTTCTCGGGGTGATCTGCTGGCTGCCGCGCATCTCGGGCCGGCACAGTTCTTCTATCCGCTCTTCGACACCCTTGGCCGTGCGCTCGATCGCCCAGGCGCAGGCAGTCCCGCCTTCGTAGTCCACGGTGATGTGGCAGCTTTTCTTCATAGCAACTGCTCTCGTTGTCCTGGAGTAGCTTTCATTTCCACGCCTCGATCAGTTCTTCCGTTGTCTTGAAGTCGGAAAATGGCCTGGCGCGCAGCACTGTCTCTGGCTGACCATGCTCGCGTAGGATGACAGCGCGCTTCTTCTTGGGCGTCCATTCGCCGGCCTCGGCCTTGGCGATCGCTATCTCCTCGGCCGCGTACCTGCGCTGCGCAGCCAGGGCGTCCTTGTTCTCCTCGCTCCACTTATCACGTTCGCAGTGCGGGCAGACTTTCCAGCCGTTCTCGACCCAGTCGATGGTCAGCGACCCGTCTCCGTAGAGTTGGTTGCTCTGCCACATAGCGACGCGCTGGGCCCTGTTGGTGACTGTTGAGTAGAGATGGCCGCGCTCATGGTCGCCGTACTTGCCCTTGGCATAGCCGCACCACGTATAGCCGTCATGCCTTATATGGGTGAATTCAGGTATCGGCTCGGGCGGCGCCTCCGATGGTGCAACGCGTTGCAATTCTTCCAGTTCGAGTGCGCGTGTCATAATGCCGTTGCCCTCGTCTCGCGCGGCGTCCATTCGCCGCGATCAGCCGCGCAGGCGATCTTATATTCCTGCCGGCACTTTTCGTAATAGGCGCGCATCTGGGAGCGCATTCTGCAGATGCCGCACTCGTGGTCATTGAAGTCGTCGCAGGTATGCGGCGGGAGCCACAGAGGGCCGAACTCTTTTTCCTCGTGGTGCTCTTCCGGTGTGAAATCGATTGCCCTGCTCATGCCCTGCCCTTTCATCTCCTTTGACTATCTCATATGTATGAGTGTTTGTCAAATTATATGTCTAGCGCCCTGCCCGTTCATGACCTCTCCCGCATCCTGCGGATGGCGCCTAACCATTGGTCATCATCCAGCTCGGTTACCGCTGCGTCTATAGCGTGGCTCAGTTCCTCGACATGCTCCAGGAAGAGCGCGCGGAATGTCTCTCGGGTGACGCCTGTAATCGTTTCGGCAAGGCTCTGCACAAGCACCGGCATGGGGACGCTATCATAGCCGTCTAGTGTCAGCTCGTTGATGCGCAGGCTTCCGGGGACAACGCGGCTCTCCGCCAAAGGCTCGACCATCGTGTCTGTCGTCGTAGCCACGGCGCGATAGACGATCGGATTGGTAACGCGCTCGACCAGCTCGGCCTGGACACAGCTCATGTCCCCATCATGCCATACCATGTAGTCGTCTGCGTGATGGCTGCCATCCCATGCCCCGTTTCTGCTCCACTCGTCTGTGTCGACGTCGATTAGCTGCACGACGCCGCCAACCTCGGCAGTGAAATCGCTATATTCATCAGGGACATGCGTGATGCGCACCCAGTCTCCCACGACAGGCGGCCGATCGGTGACGACGCGCCACGGCCAAGTAGACCCTTCGACCGGGAACGTCTCTGCGGGAGGCGGGTAATGCTCTGGTCTCGGCCTCAGATCGTTTACGGCGTCCCAGTTGAACGTCAGGGGCGCCGGCTCGACCAGCGCCGGCTCGACTAACTCCCAGCTAACGCCACGTCCAGAGAACATCGACACGCGATCACCGACATCGTCGACGAAAGAGATAGCTGGAATTGAGCGGCCCTCGACGTCAACCCGTGTGACCTGGTAGAGACGGCCGACTGTGCAGTCCGACGTCGAGCCTTCGCGGCGTAAGATGAGGAACCAGTCTCCTACGGCAGGGGTCCGATCAATGGCGCGAAAGTTCGACGGCACTGCGACAGATGTGGATAGTGCAACGGGTTGCAAAGTCGGGGCGGCTACAGGTGCGTCTTCGAGCTGAATGGCGCGGCCGGCGATCGCGACAGTGGGTTGGCCACTCGTCTCGCGAAGATGTGCGCTAAGCTGGGCATAAAGATGCACGAGGTCGTCACGCGTGAGTGCTTCTGACGACACCATCCCCTGCGACGGCTGGGCCGACGGCATGCGAAGCCAAGCCCGCCCTCCGTCTCGCGTAAGCAGCTCGACTTTAGGGGTCATAGATCGATCGCCCTCCTCCTGGCGACGATGAGGTTTGCTACCGTCGGCGGAGATGGCGGGTCGAGCAGATCGATGAGCGCCTGCGACCAGTTGCCCTCGTATTCACCGCCCATGTCTCCCTTGCGCAAGCGGTGCAAGAGCGCGTCCTTGTCAGCCTCTTCCAGTGCCCACTGACCTTCGAGACCGTAGCACGAGCAGTGCGATCCATTGACTTCGAACAGCTTTCCATCCTTTTCGAGCAGCACGAATGCACTCCCCGAATAGTTCTCGTAGGTGTAGGTCGCGAATAAGATGCGCACGCCTTCCCTGTCCTCGTCCTTTGTTTCGAACTGCGAGAAGACGTCCTCCTCGCAGGAGAAATCATGAAGGAATATGCCGGTCATGCTGCCTTTACCTTGTTGTCGTTGACGCCTGCCATCTTGATCGGTCTGATCTCCTGGATATGGATCGGATCGCGATGCTGATCGTCAAACTTGACCACCTTCAGATGTCCAGTGTCGAAGCAGGCGCCGCCGTCGATACCGAAGGTCTTTTCGGGGATGCCAGGATGACCAGGCGTGTGCCCATGCACGACAAGCTTCGGCTCGACCGGCATACCGGCCGGCCAGGCTTCGTCCATTTCGCTCGGCCTGATCCACAAGAGGTCAAAGGGTTGCTGCAGGCCCATGCGCTGGAACGAGCCGCGCACGCCGGCATGAACATAGACGCGGTGCTCGTCCTCGTAGAACAGGTCCATGCTCTCGATGAAGTCGAGATGCGCGTAGACCGCGTCGTCATAGAGACTGCGTTCGAAGCCACGGGCCGCGACCGGCTTTTCGTAGTTCTTCAGCGTCTCCAGGCCGCCGTTCTGCAGCCAGCATACCTCGTGCGTTTTCGATCGGTAGCGCAGCGCCTGCAGCATCATCTCGTCGTGGTTGCCGCGCAGAATGACGATCGTCGGAGGGCTGGTGTCCCTCATGAGCATCAGCATGTCGAGGACGGCGCGTGACGCGGGGCCGCGATCGATATAGTCGCCCATGAAGACGATCGTGACATCTTCGAGGCTGGTCATGGTCTCGGCGCAGTCATTGGCGATCCAGCGCATGGCCTGGCCGAGGTGATCGACCATGCCGTGAATATCAGACAGGCAATATGTGTATTTCAAAACCGCGCCTCCTTTGTAGGTTTCATTTATAATCCTACATATCTAAGTGTTTGTCAAATACTCGTTGCAACGCGTTGCAATTATTCTGTGGACCGGCCGGCAGCAGTGAGCGCCTTCCGCAGCGTGGTCAGATCGAGCACGTCATCGAATGTAGTAATCTGACAGTTGAAATAGGGCTCGTGTCCGACAAACTGGCCGCCCCCTGGATTGAATAGGAAGCCCAGTCCATTAAGCGTTTTGAGGCGGATAATCTCGGCGCGCGCCTTCTTGCTGGAACAGTACAGGCTGACCCAGATGCAGTCGTCGAATTCAGCGTAGTTCGGATCGTTATTCATCTCGTCCTCTTGCGTACCGGCCTGGCTGCCAGCTTCTGGCTGTCGTCCTCGGACAAGGCTTCGACTGGTTTCAGCTCCGGCATGGTCAGGCGCGGCAGGGTCTTGAGGTATTCGCGCCTCTCGCGTGCAACCCGTTGCACTTCCTTCTCTGCGTCGAGATAGGCCTGGATGGCGGCGCGCGTCTCGGGTGTGTCAAGGACGAGGGTATCGATCTTCGCCTTCTTGCGGGTATCGACGATACTCTTGCCGCCGTGGCGGGCGTAGTGTTCCTTGGTCGTGGTGACCCAGACGTCCTCACGGTTGGCGTCGATCGCGTAGGCGTAGGCCTCCTTCATCTCGACCGAGCCGTAGTCGTGAACGATCAGCACGCGCACGCCGTCCTCGCCCAGCTCACGCGCCTGCTTGTCGATCTTGTTGATCATCTCCTTGACGCGAGAGAGCTGGACGTGCTCGACATTCAGCGCATGGCAGCTCCAGACTTCGTTGTTCTCACGGTAGGCGATGTCGAAGCCGCGATGGCGGTAGATCGCCGAGCCGTATTCCATGCGCATGCCGTCTGGTTTGCTGTCGTCAGTCATGTCTTTCCTCTATGTGCACAATATCGATTTTGCCACCTCTGGGGTGCGCCCGAACGAGGTCGACTTTGAAACCCATGGCGTTCGCCAGCTCCCCCAGCTTGTGGAGCGTGGTCGCTTCATCGTAGTTGAAGGCGCGGCGCACGGCCAGTTCGGTAAAGCCGGTCTTGTCCATGATGTCCTGCATTGAGAAGCCGCCCTTTTTGAATTCCTCGCGCAGACGCGTCTTGAGGAAGTTGCGGTGGTATTCGCCTGCTGGTCCGCTCATGGCTCTATGACCTCGACTGTGCTCCAGCCACCGCCGATCGAGCCGCCACGGATTTCACGGTAGCGCGTCGGCAAGGGAAGATCGAAGGGGCAGTACATGCACGACAGACGGTCACGCTTAGTCGGGTGGATGACCATCGTGTCAGTACCGGTGTGGTGCTGGTAGGCCATGGCGCAGTTCTGTATCAGCGTCGCCTTACGCTTCTGCTCGGCGAGCACTTTGGCTTCGGCCAGTGTCGGCCCGAATACCTGTCTCCAGAGGCGTCTGTTGTGGTGCACCCTGAAACGCCTTGCGACATGGAAGCCGATGAGCATCAGGGCACCGAGGATGAGCCCGCCTATGGCCATGCCTATCCACATGCCGATGACGGTTGACCAGTCTATCATGATCTACCCTTTCGTCCGATGATCGGGAAGTCTTTGCGCATCTTGACGCGAACGCGGTAGAGCACCTTACGGCCTTCGAAGCGCGCCTGCGCCTGGCAGCGCTCGGATGTCATCAGGCTGTCCGTCAGGAAGGCATAGTAAGGTCGATACTCGCCCTCCTGCACCACGCTGATGAACGCGTCGACGATATAGCTCTTGTGCGCGAAGATCGTATGGACGCTCATTCCGTCACCTCCAACATGGCTTCTAGCGCAATGATCTCTGTCGCGTACACGTTCCCTTCTGCCCGCATCGCGAGGCGCTGCTCCGGGGAGTGGCTTAATGGGTTGCGCAGGACCTCTCGCACTTTTGACAGGCGCTCCCGGAAAACCATAAGTCTCGCCTCAATCTGAGCGCGGGTCATTCTTCGATCGCCTCGACTGTAACGCGGATGCGCTTGCCTTCGAACTGCTTGAAGGTCTCATGGTTGCAGTCTTCGTCATAGCCGTGCAGACGTACCTCCATGCGCAGGTTTTCGTCGACGGGCTCGACGCAGTAGATGCGCGCTGCGCCGCTGTCCTCGACACTGAGGTAGTTCGGGGTCCATTCCTGATCGAAGACGATGCGCGTGTCCTCGTCTGCAACGGGTTGCAACCGGCCGAAGTCTTTGCCGATGGCCGCCATGATCGCGTGGCAGCGGCTCTCCCAGGAGGAGTGCGTCTCCGACATGGCCTGCACCGCGTTGTCGATGCGGTCTTCAGCCGTCGGCTCGTCATCGTCCGCAGCTTTCAGCGCATCGAACGCCTGCTTCTGCGCGTCCAATGGCAGGATGGCCGCCACGCGCGCATAGGACATCACCTTTTCCAAGGCTTCTTTGGTCTTGTCAGTCATTCCCTGTTTCCTCTTTTCGCGTCGTCCAGGCCCTGCTCGTAGCTGATGCGTTGGATGAATTCGTAAGCGCCCTCGCCGTCGTCCTTCCAGCCGAGCGACTTCGCGGTATCGAAGAGGTGGCGGCCGGCGCGCAGGTAGCGATCTTCCTCGACGCGAGCGTCTATGGTTGCTGGGTCGATGCGCGAGACCGCCTCGACGAGCGCGTCAGGGACGTGCCTCCAGTCCTTCCACATCTCGCCGAGCTGCGCCTTGTGCGCGTTGGCCCAGGCTTCATGGTCCCGGCGTCCCTTCGGAAATGGATTGTCCCGTTCGCCCCAGCCGGTCTCTGCGGCGCGCTTGCCGTCGAGGGGCACGCCCTTTTCGCTGACTGCTTCGCTCATGACTGACGCTCCGCATTGAGCTTAAGCAACTCGGCCTTCTCTTCGTTGGTAAATGACGTGTCGACGTCAAGATCGTCGAGGAAGGTGAAGCCTTCGCGGCTGCCGACGTGCTCGATATATTTCTGCAGGAGGCTCCTGTAGAAGACAGCCTTATCGGCGACCTGCGCCATGTGCATTACCGTGCTCTTGGCTTCGGTAATGCCAGCGTCCGTCCCATCTTCTAGAGCTATGAGGCAAACCTGCGCCACGTAGGTCCACGCTGGTTTTACATCGTCGAGAAAGCTGACTTTCTGCTTCGCTTCGTCTGTCATGTCCTATTCCCCTACGTCAGCGTGATCGACGAACGCATACCGGTATTTCGGGTCATGCGAATTGCCCGTGAGATCGACCAGCAGCTTTGCGTCAGCGACGGCGTAGAGATCGCCCTTTGTACCGCTCGCGCCCTTGACCAGCATTACACGCGTGCCCGCCGGCAGGGTGACATCGCTGCCCCACAGATTGCACTGGACGTCTCGAATTAGCTTGGGCATCTGCCCCTCCATCTGTCTATTATTTACTATCGCATATGTTCAAGTGTTCGTCAACAAATGAATGCAACGGGTTGCAATTTTAGCTCAACGGCTGAAGGCACCGCGAGAGAAGTATGCCTGCAGGCCGGGGTGTGGCTCAAGCCAGAAGACGTTCGGTCGCTCGATCTCGCCGAGGAGTAGCTTGTAAGCGGTCGTTCTGGGGATGCCGCGCTGCATGACGTAGAAGAGCTGTTCCTGCAGCTTCTTGGCCGACTTGATGCCGCCCAGCTCGCGCATGAAATAGCCATCGCCGATCTCGTCCAGGTATGGCTGCAGATCGTCGATGATCGAATACTCGTGTGGTTCGAGGCAGACTTCGCCGTCGGGCGTCAGGATGCGCACACGCATTTCCAGCACCAGGTCGGAAAGGTCCGGCAGGTCGATCTCCTCTGGCGGTTCGACTTCATCCGTGTCATGCCACAGTGGCACGTCGGCCATCGCGCGCTTCAGACGCTTGGTCTTGCCGATGCGCTGCAGTTCTTCCTGTTCGGAGACGCTAAGCTTAGCGCGCTGGCGATGCTTGTAGATCACCCGAAGCTGGCTGTCGGAATAGGCGCTGTGCAGCAGATTGGTGAACGCGCCCTGCTCGAAGACCCTCTCCGGGCGGGCATAGTAGACACCAAGGTAGGCAGGCTTGATCTGGGTCGGCGGGACCATGGTGCACATGACCCAGCCGCCCTTCATCGGTATGGTTTTGTCCTGCATGTCAGCCTTCCCTATCGTTCATGATCGCGATGACACGACGCACGAATTCGCGCCGCAGCTCGACAATCTGCTCTGCCTTGGCAAGCGGGACATTGAGCGCGACGTCGCTATTCGACAGCGTGCAATCGACGATGTCACCAACGCTCGGGTCATCGCTCGATCTGCCGAACACCATCCAGTCGGCAAAGAAGCCGTGCTGCTCTTCGAGGTATTTCGGGCTGTATGGCCAGGTGTAGTCCTTGGCGTTGAAGGTCGCCATACTACTCGTCCTCCCCCATGACGAAGGCGCCCTTGACGAGAGGGTCGAAGGGCTCGCCGAGCTCGTCGTCGTGTTCCAGCTCTTTGATCTTTGCCTGGACGGCCCAGCGGATGTCCTTGAGCTGGCCGGGGGTAGGCTTCTCGGCCGTCTGCACCTCGATCTTGATGACGGTCTTGTACATGTCAGTCTTCCCTGTTGCCCAGGACGGACGTGCCGGCCGGCATGTTGACGACCTCGCCGGACTTGGCGCGCTCCAACAGGATGCGCAGGACACGCTCTTGTGCCCTCTGAAGCGTCATGCCGGTAGCGCGGAATTGCGTGAGCGCAGCATCTCTATCGATCGCGCCGCTACGGAGCTGCTTGGCGATCGCGTGCCGTTGGCCGGTAACGCCATCATCGGTCGGGTGAATGTCGGCAGAGTCGATCGTCTCCAGCACCTCGATATTGCCGTTCTGGTACTCGTCGACGAACTCGATAGGGCCTTCTTCGCGGGGCGCGAACATCTGGCGCATGCCGGCCATGAAGTCGTCGACCATGGGTCGGATGTTGATCAGCTCCTCCAGGGCTTCAGGGCAGATGCCGTGATAGCCGAGGCGCTTGCAGATGTCGTCGAGTTTAGCGTACTTGCTCATGGTCTTTGCCCTCCTGTGCGTGTGCGTTCGAAACGGCCCTGTTCGTAGCCGGCGTCCCAGTTGCGTGCGATGAGGTCGAGCACCAGGACCACCTGTTCTTCGGTGGTGAAGATCGCCTTCATCGTCTGGACATGACCGACATCGTCAACCACGTGCCATGACCCGTCTGCGTTCTGCGTGATGTCGAAGCTCTGGGCGACACGGTGCTCGCTTGCGTCTATGACGTGAGTTGCCATCATCCCTCTCCTAGCATGCGGCCGATCTGCCAATGACCATAGCCCAGCTTGGACAGGGCGGCATAGGCCTCGTTGAAGCTCATCCCCTTCTGATACTGCGCGAGGATTTCGTCCTTCGTCATCGTGCATTCCTCCTACAAGTGTTTTCGATCCAGCGCTGGAACGGCGGCGTCGTGCGCGACTTCGTCTTCGGTCATTGCAACGGGTTGCAACTTCGACAGGATGGACAGACGGGGCGCCGGCTTGCTGATCTTGGTCGGGCGGGCGCGCAATGCGATGGTCGGCGACATATGTCCAATCCTTAAGCAGCGACGATCTTGAAGCCCTGCTTCTTGGCCCAGGCCAGAGCAGCGCGGTCGGAGCGGTTCAGGCCACGGTTGTAGTTGATCATGATCTGGTGAGCGCGCTCAGCCGAGACCTTGCCGCTCATCTTGACTTCGTGGCCGCTGATCATCTGAACTACCTTGAACATTTCCGTCTCCATCTCTGTGTTTCTCTATGCTTTAAATATGCCATATGTCTAAGTGTTCGTCAACTTAAATCGACAAACGAAGTGCAACAAGTTGCAATTTTTTTTGCCTGCTTGACGTGACGAAAACCGGAGCCGATACTACTCGTGCTTCTGGAGCTCAGATGAGCGTTCACAGTGGAGAGCCCGCAAGGTGTGGTAGCCTGGCGGGCTTTCTTTATCCGGCCAGCTCTGGGGCGGGCCTCCATGCGCCGCATACCGTCGTCTTGGGGTGGTCGATGACGCCCATCTTGCCGCTGCGGAAGTAGACGATATAGGTCTGCAGGCCGGAATAGGCACCGTAGTTGTTCTTGGGATTGAAGCGCAGGCAGACGCCGGGAGCCGGGCCGCCGAACAGCGGGATGGCCTGCGGGTCGGTGATCTCCAGATCGCGCAACGAATAGGGGTCGACGAGCGTGGTCTTCAGGCGCTCTTTGATCTGCGCTTTATAGTTTGCTGGGATGGTCTGCGGCACTTTGACCTGCGCTCCCTCACTCGGCGCTGCCTGACACAGTATTGTGGCGGCCATTGTCAGCGCTACGATTGTCCTTCGTTCCAATGCCATGCTCCCTTGGCTGCGGAAATAACCGCAACGTATTTAGGGCATTGGCTTGTCGTGCGCAATCAGTCGAGGTCAATCTTGCGGCGGCGCTTCTCGCGCTCGGCTGCAACGCGTTGCAATTCGTCGTCTCGGAGCCGCTTATACATCTTGCCCCATGTGTAAGCCGTCCACGTCCAGACAGGCAGTGAGATCAGCCAGCCCCATGAACCTGTGAAGAGCGAGGCCAACGTCAGCATGAGGATGAGTGCGCAGCAGATGAGCAGGTAGTTGCGCGCTTTCTCGATCGTGATCATTTCCTGTCCCATTGCGTCTTGCCGAGCTTCCTGTACTGCCCGCTGGCGAATGTCAGGGATGCCGGCGGCACGTCGCGATGTGTCCAGCAGACGGTATAGCTGAAGCGCGGCTCCATCTGGTTTGCCAGGTGCTTCCCGCAGACGCGGCACGGCTCGCCGCTCGGTGGTCCTAGATCGCCCTTAGCCATTACTCGCTCCCGCTCACATAGATGACACCATGCACTTCGGGCTCTTTGGCTAGATCGGCTTCTAGCTTGCCCTTCAGCTCTTCGACCTGTTCGATATCGTCCTCGTCTAATGGGCTCAGCCAGCTATAGCGTTCGGCAAGCCATGCGGGGAACTGCTCCCTGATCTTCCTGCGTGCTTCGTCTGGTGTGTGCGCCACCGCGATCAATCGTCCCTGCGCATACTGCTTCAGGAGATCGCTCCACCACATATGGATGCGTGGCTGTAACGAGTCTGTCATATCTGTCCCCGTGCAACTTGTTGCAATTTTCTCCAGGCCGTCCCGCCCCAGTCGATGCGATCTTCTTCCCAGTCTCCCTGATGAAAAGGCCATCCTTCCTCGTCAGTTCCGAAGTAGGGGCCACTTTCGTCTCTGGGCATCTTTGGTAGATCGGCGACGGGCACGCGGTAAAGTCTGCCCTTGTTGATGTCTGATACCTCTGCATCGACACCGCGCTTTATAAGGTCTGCATCGAGCGCGTCGAATTGGTGCGCATTACCGCTAGGCAGATAGCGATATAGGTATTCCGTCATCGGGCGTCCTATTATCTTCTCGGTGGCGTCGGTTTGCCGACTGACCCTGTGGTGCGTGGCGATACCGATTGTCTGCTGTTCGGTGCAACTGGGTGCAATTTTTCTTCGAGCGCAATGTCGATGCGGTCGACGACGGTAGCGCCCATGAGAACGTCTTCGGGCATCCAGAGTGTGTCTGTTAGGACGTCTGGGTCGGCGCGCACAATAGCGTCTCGCACTTCCCGCAGTGCCGCTTCCAATTCTGCAACTCGTCGCAAGGCGCTCAGCATTTCGCTCAAGGTATCAGTCCTCTCCTCTGTAACCAGTTGCACTATCCAGCGGTCTTTTCGATGTGGCGCGAATTGTGTGCCCTTTGCCTGCAGCACATGCGTACCCCGTCCGAGGAAGTATTCGCCTTCCTTCGGAATGCCTCGGCGCACGACTTCGATTTCTCGGTATCCGATCCACGGCAATTGTCCGTGAAACCGATCGCCGACTTTCAGTTCGCTCATATCCACTTCCTCGCTTCGCCCAGGCACTTCGCCCATAGTTCGGGTGTGATCGCGCTTATGTCGTTATCGCGCGCCAAGACGGCCAGCACCTCGCCTTCGTCGCAGTTCTGATCGATCATGATCTCGACGATCTGCTCTTCTGCGTTCGACAGGTCCCACTTGTTTCCCGTCTTGAGCAGGTCTGTCAACGTGATGCACTCTTCGCACACTGCTTCTGTGCCGATCGCCCGCGCGCCGTTATCCGCATAGCATTCGTTGTCACAGCGCGAGCACGATGCGCCAAGGCCAGCTCTTATCCAGTGGTGCGCTTTGACTTCGTTCGGCTGCAGTCCGTCCATCTTGGTCACGCGCTCGGTGTCCATCCCCATGTGCTTCAGCTCGGCGCGCAATTCCTCGTCCGTCATGGTCATCGTGGCCGCGATCTCTTCGTCGTTGCCGTGGCCGTGGTATTCGAGCATCTGCTTGACCGCGTCGCGCCAGGTCGGTGCATTGAACGGCTGCCAGTCGAATTCGCCATTATGGCCGCCTACCCATATCGTCGTGGCCGGCGCGATCATCTCATGCTGGACCGCAGGTGCGGGGAGGGCGATCTCTGGTAAGAGGGCGCTGCAACTGGTTGCAACGGCGGCCCCGAGGAATTGTCTGCGGGACATGTTCATGCGCTTTTCTCTCCTGTCAGGACGAAGAACCAACGATCACGGTACGTGTCGAATGTGTCCATGAAGTCGTGTTCCTTGTTCCGGGGCGCGTTGTCGTTTACCGGCCGATCGTACGGCTCGTCGGGGGCGCGATCTTCGGTCTCTACGATCTTCTGGATCATTCGTCGGTTTCCAGGATCACGACCTTGCCGTCGCGCACGACATAGGCCTGGTTGACGTAGCGCAGGCGCATCGGGCACCACCACGAGCGCGCATGCTTTATCTCCTCGGTCATTCTGCGCCTACCTTGCCGATCGAGCGTAGCATTGTCGCCTCGTAGGACACCTCACTGCCGCGCCAGTCGCGCACCGCTTTGTCGAAGTCGTCGCTATCGCACCAGTAGCTGGCGACCTTCAGCATTTCGAGCGCCATCTTAATGACGTCGTCGGGCGCAAGGCTCGTCGACGTGCGAGCCCAGTTTTCGGTCGGCTCCATGTCGACCATCACCTGCTCATTGCTGACGCCAGACGTACCGGTTACGTGAAGCGCGAACAGATTGCTCATCTCGTCCAGCTCTACCGTGAGCTTGCCCTTCTTCATGACCGTGTAAGTCGTGCCCATGTCAGCTCTCCTTCGACAGCGTGTCGCCGATCACGTTGCCCTCGATCATCACGACGAATTTCTCGCGCGGATAGTCGAACACCTCGAACACCTCGGACAGCTCCATCTTGGTGCCAGGCGTCCAGACGATGACTTCCTGGTCCTGCGGCAGGGTACCAAGCTTCTCGATCAGTTGCGCAACGGTCAGCATGCGACCAACTCCCTTCGTTTCAGCCAGCAGTCCAGCGCTTCGAGACACAGTTTGTCCTCTTCCTCGTCCGGCTGCACGACGCACAGTATCGCAAAATTCATAACGAGGCGTGCGCCTTCGTCGCCATCCACAGCCGCGCGCTTTAGTGCCGGCGCATGCACGAGAAAGGTCTTGGTGAAATCGTCGTCAGTAGGGCGCATTACCATTCCCTCGCCAATGTTGTTTCGCGATCTGCCAGGTAGGCTTTCACGAACGCGACCTGGTCAACAACGAATTTCCGGTGGCGGTGCCAATAGGTCGCCTGCCCGATCACTTCGGCACGGATAAGTGCCGCCAACTCTTGTCCGGTCTCCCCTTGCCCGTAAGCCTTTTCGATCTGTGTGCACTGCAGCTCGCATGCTGCCGTCTCGCCAGAGAGGGAGAAAGTTGCACCCAGTTGCAAATGGGCCCAGTCATGCCAGGCGCGGAATTTATGGTTGGTGCCTGCATCGTCGAAGATGGTCCGGTCACTGCCGCCGCTGAAGACGGTGATCTTGCCGCGTGCGTCGTGCTCGGCTTTCAGCCGCTTATAGCTGTCCGGGGCGCAATCGGCCGACACGTCGAAACCCTGCGGCCATACGCGAGCGCACATGAGCGCGACGGCGCAATTCAAGAGCGGGGAGATGGGGTTGAAGCGCAGATCGCTCATTCTGCGTACTCCTGCCCGACCAACATGTTTTCGAGGCCGTAGTTGCGGTCTGCCAGCACCCGCGTTGCGTCCGCGAGCGTGAAGTTCTCGCGCTTCGTCAGATCGTATTTCTCCGCGAAGGCGTCAACGCTTTCTGCGGGCGCCAGACCGAAGTGGTAGCTGGGCATGTGCCAGTCGTCATCGATCGCGTTTTCATCCAGAGCGTAGGTCTCCCGCGCATATTTCAGCGCCGCTGCCTTCCACTTATGCCAGTTCATTTTCTCAGTCATTTGCCCAACCCTTTTGCAACCCGTTGCAATTACTTCTCTGTCAGCCGGACGTCGGCCATGGATGCGTAGTGACGCTTGATCGCGAAGTGCGCGAGATAGGCGTGCTTGTGACCTTCGCTGACCAGATCGCCGGCGACATATGCGTCCCAGCATCTGCCACTCTTGACCGCCACGCCCAGCTCGTTGCCGGTGTCGGCGGCAAGCATGATGTCTGCAGTAAGGCCATTGAAGGCGCCCAACTGGTACTTGACGATCTGCTTTTCCATGTCCTTGTCTCCTGTTGATAATTAAATATCCCACATGTTTAAGTGTTTGTCAAATAAAAACAAGAAAAAACCCGCTAGCGGGGAGGATCGCTAGCGGGCCAATGAGCCGACTGTCGGAGAGGAGGGGGAGGACCGACGTCGACGAGGGGAACATCACCTGGATGGGCGACGAAATTGATCGTCTCACAGATGTAGGATTAAGTCTAGCCCGGCTTGTACAATTCTTTCCCCAGATCGAACCACGCCGTCGCAAACCAGCCTTTCGGCGTGACATTGCCGAGCTGGCAGATGATGTAGAACTGCAAGGCAGTCTCGTCCTCGCATCCGCCGCGCTGGGCGTCGTTCGGGTCCGTCTCCATTTCCTGGAAGGCGCGGCTCATGATCTCGCTCTGGAAGCGCGCCATGTAGAGGCGTTCCTTGCCTGATCGCGCGACAAGGTCGGCCACGGCATTGCGCAACATCAGCGTGACGAGGTTGAGCGCCGTGGTACTGCCGCCCGTGGCCGCGTCCCATGCCTCCAGCTCGACTGTCTCGATCATCAACTTGGCACGACGCTCGATATGCTTTCCGATCTCTTCTGCGGCTGCAACCCGTTGCAAAAGACGGCCCTGTATGCGGCGCGCGCCAATCTCTGCGCCTGTCGCCTCTTCGAGCAGGGATACAAGCTCGTGCTTCTCCATTGACATCAGCTCTTGCCGGACGCTGACGCTCGGGGCCACTTCCTCGTCGTCGATCTGAATTGCGCGTGTCATCGGCGTGCCACCTTTCCTGCTGGCCTCTGTCGGCCTTCTGGCCGTTCTTCAAGCGAACGCCGGACGCGGACGCGTTCACGATGCTCGCCTTGGCTGACCTGCACCTGGGCGCGGGTGCGGCGCTTCCTCGACAGTGCGTAAACGGCGCCGGCAACAGCGTCAGAGATATCCTTCGAGCCTTTCGGCGGGTGGTCGATCTTCTGCATCTCCTTGGTCCATTCAAGCGAGATCAGCTCGGTGCGCAGGATGTCGTTGTCGATCATCAGCATGCGGTCTTCGTAGAGCGTGCGGCGCAGGTACTCGTAGGGCTCCGGCGTCTCGTCCATAGAGATCAGCTCGGCGCGCACACCCTGCTTGCGCAAGATCGAGATACTTTCGGCCGACTGGAAGCCGTCGTAGGTGACGCTGTCGATGTTGAAGCCCCAGAAGCGCGAAAGCTGAGTGATCCATGTGCGCACGTCGGCGATGTCGAGCGGCTTCATGACATGGGGCTGGATCGAGATCGCCATTTCCACCGCGTAGACGGGCAGGGTGGTGACCATCTCATTGCCTCGGTCGTCGACCGTGAGCACGTCCTTCCAATCGACGATCTTGACCATGGCAATGCCGCAACGGTCCTTGGTCTTCGACAAATCGACATGGATTGCGCGCGGTGTGTCCAGATCATCCGGCAGAGCATCCTCGTCGATCTGCGGCATTCCGTCGTCGGCAAGGTCGACGTTCTGCTTGAGGACAAGCGGCTGCATCCCGGCTTCCTTGGCCGCCAGCACAGCGTCGATGACCTTGTGGCGCTGCGAGATGAACGGTTTGATCGCCTTGGTGGCAATGCCGATGACGTCGCGCAGTGCGTTCTCAGGGTCCTTCTGGAAGTCTGGCTTGTAGAGGCCAGGAACGATCTCGACCTGGGCGTTCTCAGGATAGTCGAGGCCGGGGCGCTCGTAACCTTCGTCGCCTTCGTTCATGCCCTTGAGGATGCGGGTGGAGTAGGTATCGGAGCCGACCAGGACGCGCATCGGCGGATGCTGCCGGTACTTGTCCTGCGGCTGAACCTCATACTGCTTGTGGCGCAACGAGATGACGCCTTCTTCCTCGAACTCGCGTACCTGATCGATGCGGCGGTCGAGGTAATCACCTTCGTAGCGGGTCGACGACGAGACGACGAGGACGCCGAACGACATGCCCATGGTCGTAGGGAAACGGCTCTTCTTACGACGGGCGAGCGTGGTTTCGACTTCTTCTGCCTGGTCCCAGCGTCCGCCCTGGCCAGACGGCCCCATGGTCATCTTCGAGTTCTCGACGATCGAGAAGAAGTTGATTTCGTCGATCGCGCCGCCGGCGACGGCCTGACCGACCATGGCCTGCAGGCTGGCGAGGACAGGGGCAATGATGACGTTGCCCTCCATGGAGATTTCACTCTCCTTGTAGCGGTCATACGGCACGTGCTTTTTCACGTACGGCATGTTCACGAAAATCTGCCGGAGCGGCGTGTAGATCGCGCGCTTGGTGACCGTCAGCGAGACGGACATCAGCAAGAACATGGCCTGCGTGGTGATCGACAGCTTGAAGAGGCGCTGCGGCTCCTTGAAGCAGCTCATCAGCAGCGCCTGGTTTAGCGTCGTGACGATGGCCGTGACGGATTTGCCCGTACCGGTCGCACCGCCGAGCAAGGCTTCGCCGACGGGCTTCTCGCCGGCCATGACATCTGGATTGAGGAGACGAATGTCATCCTTCAGCGCCGGCCAGATGTCCATCAGCGAGTTTTCGGTATCGGACGCCATGAACTCCTTCGAGTGCAGAAACTCGTCGATCGTCCACGGGGTGCGCTTCATGCGTGATAGGGCGTGCAGAAAGCCCTTGTTGTCCTTGTCGGCAAACTGGACCAGCGCATGGTTGATGATCCGGGCGCTGCGCTTCTCGCCATAGGCCTCGGCGACCGCGCACATCCGCTCGGACTTGCGCACCCATTCCATCAGCTTGTCGTTGCTCGCGAGATTGGCCATTTAGAGCAGGTCCGTGCTCGGGTCGAGGCCGTCGTAATCGGTGCCTTCTTCGGCGCCAAGCTCGTCGCTCTCGAAGAATGCGTCGATGTCCTCGACAGATGTCTCGCCGGATACGATGGCCGCCATCATGGACAGGGTCGTGTCGACCTTCTCCTGCTCGGGGTCGGCTGTCTTCGACTGATCCGGGACGAACGGCATATGCTCGAAATAGCCGGATGCGGACAGGAAGCGGACCTTGTCGTTTTCGGCTTCGAGCGCGATGCGCAGCGCGACCTGGCGGTCCTTGATATTGTTGGACGTGCTGTCTGCCTGGCGCAGAGCGAGACCGCGCACTTCGTTGTAGAAGCGCAGGCTTTCGGCCGCGACGTCATAGACGTTCAGCATCTTGGCCTGACGCTGGGCTCGCTTGTTCAGCTTGGTCTTGATCACCTGCACCATGCGCACCGAGCAGCCGAGCTGGGCCGCGATCGTATCGAGCGGCAAGCGGCGCATCAGCAGGCGATGGACAAGGCGCGATTTGTATTCGTCGAGGTAGGTCGGCGATATCGTCGCGACGTGGCGCAGGCGCGCGGCCGGCGTCATGTTCTGGTCGGTGATAGTCGGGATTTGGTCTAGGTCGATGTCCGGCGCGTCTACGCCTGGCACGGGCTGATGGGCACGCAGGTTCTCACCTGGCGCAGCCGGCGGCGGCTCTGGGAAGGCGCGTGACATATCGATGCGTCGGCCGGAGCGCAGCGCGTCGTCGATCTCGCGGTCGATCTCGTCGTGCGGCGGCGGGCGCATGGGCTCGGGGAGCTGGACGACAGACGCACTACCAGGCGGCATCCCTCTGATCGGGAGGCGCGTCCGGCGTCGAATGCGGGGAAACTCGTCGTTATTGTTGGTCATCGGTGCCGCCTTTCCGCTGCTCCGTTGCCGGCATGTCAGCGGCTAAGGACGTAGCCCCCAAAGTTGAAATGACGGTAGAGCGGGCGAGCACGCAGGCCGGCAGTCTCGGCGGTTTCCAGCAACTCCTCGTGCGTCCAAGGCCACATGGAGCCTTCGAGCGCCTTCGACTTGGCCTTGATCTCGGCGATCGTGTAGCCGTTTTCCAGACGGAACTTGTAGTAGCCGTCTTCCAGCACCTCCTGCAGGACAGGGTCTGAGTTGACGAACTTCTCGCCGATGAAGATGCAGCCTTCCGGATGCAGGGCCTCGGCCGACTTGAGCAGCAGCTCGCGGCGCAGCTCCTTGGACGGCAGGAACTGCAGCGTCCAGCTCCAGAGGAACACGGACACATTCCCGATCTCGACGTCGGGCAGCCCCTTCTCCAGATCGTGCACCTGCATCGTGGCGTAGGGGCAACGCTCGGAGGCCTTGGCGAGCATCGGCTCGGAGATGTCGATACCGAAATACTCGACGAACGGATGGAAGGTGGCGCGCTTGACGGCGTCGAGGCCGGCACCCGTCGACACGCCCATATCCCAGACCTGGCTGTATTTCGGCAGGCGCTTGCGCGAAACGATCTCACTGACGCGCTCGAAGTATCCACCGTAGCCGGGGATAGAGCGCAGCGCCATGTTGTCGAAGATCGCCGCGACAGACGCGTCGAAGACAAAACGGTTCGGGTCGGCTGGGAAGTGGCGTGGCGTTGCAACGGGTTGCAGTGACGGTGCGGGCTGGACGTTCGCCAGATCAGACATCGGGGACCTCATCGAAATTGATACTGAGGCGCTGCCCGAACGCCTGCAATGCTTCCTTGCCCCTGTTGATCGTCTCGCCATCGCGGTACGGCAGATTGAATTCGTGCAGCAGCGCTTTCTTCAGCAGCTCCGGCTTCGGCCGACGCGGCGCTGTGCAGCGGAAGAAGATGTATTGGCCGCCGTCAATGATCTCTGTCTTCATGAAGAACAGCTTCAGCAGTGCGTCGATTTCTTCCGGTGTGTGGAAGCGCTGCACCTTCGGCATGACCGAGATGTCGCCAAGCGTCAGGTTTGGCTCATAGTCTAGCGGGAACATGGACATCGCCATGTGTGCCTTGCCGTCGCTGGACACACGTGTCCTCGCAATGTGAACGCTGTCTTGCGAGCGCACATGGCGCACCGAGCCGACAAGACGGGTGCCGTAGGAGCAGAGCGCCGATGTGATCAGCAGCACGTAACGGCGGTCGATCTCGAACGGCACAGAGTTGAGCACGGCGGCGAGCGTGATCGCCGAGAACGAACGGCCCGCAGCGATCTCGTCCAGGAACTTGTCCGTCAGACGGCGAACCAGTGTGAGGCTCGGCTCTCCGTTGGGTGTGCTCTCGTCCAGGCGCTCGGGGTCCTTTTCCTGCGGGCAGGGGTAAGGCTCCCAGGACAGGCAGTCGATGCCCTTCTTGGCGAGGATGTCTTCCTGCCGGCGTTGACCGGCGCCGAAGTCGAGGAGATTTTCGCCGTGCTCCTTGCGGAAACCGTGCCAGAACTTCTCCGGGTCCTTCAGGCTTTCGTGCGCTGCTTTCGGCCGGCCGTCTACCCAGACGCGCAGAGGCGGCAGGATGTCCTTGACGATGTTGGTCGGTCGGCGGAAGGCACCGAAGCGGAGCTGGTCGGCGTACTGCTTTTCCAGCGTGAAGCGCATCGAGATCATGTTCAGGAGGGTAACGGCGAGATCGCCCTCGGCGTCTGGAATGGTCACGACCGGGTACATGCCCTTCGGAATGTGCTTTTCGAACTCCCAGTTAGACTGGCGGTCGGCTGCGGCGTAGAGGCGGAACGAACCGTTGATGATGCGGCCAGTGTCGGTGACGACAAGCGGCATGAACAAATTCCAGCGAAACAGCTTTGCGGCCATCGAGACAGCCGGGCTCTCGTAGCCGGCCTTATCCATCTTCAAGAGGTCGTCGATCGGCTGCAGCTCGGCCGACATGCAGCGGTAGAATTCCGGCGTGTTGACCTTCTTGTCGGAGATCGAGGCGGCCAGCTCCGTCACCTTGTCGAGGTTCATCGACGCCAATAGCCGATCGGACGTGTCGCTCGTCTTCATGTCGTTGGTGGCGCGATTGAAGACCAGGTTGATATTGCGCGAGGCTTCGATCTTGGTGTCCACGTAGACGATCGGCGCGTGGTTGGACTGCAGCAGCTCGGCGCAGAGCAGACGCTGATGGCCGGACAGCAGATGGCCGTTCGGCGTCGCGTAGAGCGGCAGGATGAAACCGAGCTTGGTCAGGGAGAGCTGGAGGAGCCGGAGACGGAAGGGGTCCGTCTCTCGGGGGTTGTAGACCGCTGGCTCCAGTTGGCTAAGTGCCACAAGGTCTATTTTGTTCATGGTCGGCTTAGGCCTCCAGGTTTGCCGTCTCTTCGTCCTTCTGCTCGGCGACAGTCACCGGCGCGGCGGCGTTCGTCGAGTAGACGCTGCTCAAGAAATTCGTGCGAGCCTGCTTGGCTTCGAGCAGACCAAGGCGGCGGGCCGCCTCATCGTTGACGCGCTCGAAGTCGAAGGAGTTTTCGGCCATGACAGCCTCTGCCCACTTCTCATAGTCGTCGCGCAGGATCATGAAGCCGAACGTGCCGATGGTGACGCGGACGGACGAGCCGTCGGCCGAGTGAGACAGGGAGCGGGCTGCGGTCATCGCACCATTGACGCCGTCTGCCTCCTCGGCCGGACGTTCCCACGTCGACGGGTCCAGGCAGTCTTCGGCGACAACAGACTTCAGGCAGTCGATTTCTTCCTGCGCCCAGCCGAATTCGGTGAGGTTGATGCCGGCCTCGGTCAGCAGCTCGACTTCGGTCGCGAGCATGTCGAAGTTCCATTCGGCCAGCTCGGAGGTCTTGTTGTCGACGAGGCGGAAGGCGCGGACCTGATCCTCTGTCAGATCGTCAGCGCGGAAGCAGGGGAGCTGGCCGAGATCGGCCGCACGCGTCGGGTCGCGCTGGATGATGCGCTTGACCGCTTCGAGCCGGGTATGGCCAGCGACCAGGACATTGTTGCGATCGACGAGCAGCGGGACGCGAAAGCCGAACGACACGATCGAGGCGATCACCGCGTCGACGGCCGGCTCGTTGTTCCGTGGGTTGTTCTCGTAAGGGATGATCTCATCCAGTGCGAGCATGTCAACCTTGTACTGATTGGACGGCGCGGACATCGGGATTTCCTCGAATGCTAAATATGTAGGATGCAGTTGCGCGCACCATATCGTAAACGCCCCCGACGTGACAACAGCGGAAGCGTCAGAAATTGCAACGGGTTGCAAAATTTAAAGGGCGATGGCGCGCTTCGTCGGGGGAGGCGGTCGGTAGGATGTCCGGCGGCGGATGGTCTCTGGCCAGCCGCTCTCGTCCCTTTTGATGTTTTCCAGGAAAAGGATGTCCTTCAGCGGGCGCAGGCTGGCGATCAGGGCGGAGTGAATGGCATCGTCATTCTCTATGTATTCGTTGGTGCCAAACCACTGCCCGTCACGCCAAACGTAGACGTAGCTCTCGTCTACCAAGACGCTTGCCAGCGTCGGACCTCTACGTGCCTGGGTATTCTTTTCTCCTCGATCGCGGCCATAGACGTTGCACATGCGCGACAGACGCACGTACTCGGGGTCGTTGTGCATGGCGACGTAGTCTGTGTCGAAATTCTTGGTGTACTTCTTGTAGAGCTTGTTGCGGTAGTCGAAGTCGTGCTTCTCGCCGATCTCCTCGTTAATGATCGAAATATCACCAAGCCTGATTAGCGCCTCGGCGAGCGCCTGCGAATTATAGAATTCGTGCAGCTTCTGGCCGTTCCACGACCAATAACCGTCCGAGTGGCAGTAGATGCCCGCCCACTGGCCGTTCGTCATCTGCACGTGAATGCCCGAGCGCGTCGCCATTTCAGCTCTCCTTAGCCAGGCGCCGCGTCAACGCGATGGCGGACGCAGAACGCTTCTCGACCGTGCAGGTCGCGTGCTCAGTGAAGAGCTTGGTGTAGTCCGATGGCTTGCCGCCGAACTTCCGCGCCCGCTCCTGGGCGGATGGCATCAAGACGATCGGCTTGCCGCAGATGGTGCAGTCCATGTTAGAGCCCCGCTGTTGAATGGTAGACCTGCGCGCCCTTCATGGTCGCCGGGTCGATGTCTTTTTCGGCCAGCATGACGCTGACCATGTGTTCCTGCGACTTGCGCACCTTGAGCTGTGCGATAGCCTTCTGCTTGGCCTGGTAGAGGCTGTCGGCGTAGACGTCGATCTGACGCGAGCCGTAGATGGCGACGAAGCCGTGCATCTCAGAATACTCCGCGCGAGACAGGGCGGCTGCGGCCGGCCTGCAGGTGGTAGATGAAGATCGCGGCAACGACCAAGGTCGCCGTGACGAGGATTGCGAGGCTCCAGGCACTATCGGCCCGGTATAACGCTTCGTTATTCACGGTTAAGCACTCCTTCTTTTGTTGTTTAGAAGATGAACGTCCGGGGGCCGAGGTACGCCGGCAGGCGGTAGGCTTCGGCGCACTTCTTGCTGATCCACAGGCGGGTGGGGCAGGCGGCGTCACGGACGAGCTGGCCGGCCTTGACCATGTATTCCATCGCGCCCTTGCCGAGTGCTTCCAACACTTCTTCCTCTTCGATCGCGCGCATGTACTTCAGCAGCAGGACCGTCTCTTCGGTCGTGACCGGGCGGTCTGCGTTCGGCATGCGGACCTTACGGCCCTTGCTGTCGACCCGGTATTCGATCGGGGCGGTGAGGGCTGCATACTTGGCGGCGAAAGTGGCGTTGAAGCTCTGGAACTTACCTGCAGACATTTGGCTATCTCCTCTATGGCTTGCTCATTTCCTATGCTTTGATAGTGACATATGTCTAAGTGTTCGTCAACAATTAAATGCAACGCGTTGCAATTTTATATGCCGAGCTTGGCGCGCGCCCTTGCTGGGATGTAGTCCGGCACCTCGCCGTCGTAGTAACCGAACGGGTAGCCGCCGGAGTAGATAGTGCGGACCTGGAACGGGTTTATGGTGACGGTGATCTCCGCCGCGCCTGACGGGTGATCGGTTGCGTCGACGCCAAGCAGGTTGTCGTGCTGCGAAATGATATCGAGCGCGCGCTCCCAGTCCGCACCTAGCGGCAGGAGGAAGCGCACCTGGGCAGGCCCTTTGGTCCAGGTGAACAGTTCCGCATCCTTGCCCATGCGCCTTGCGAGACCTGGAGGGACGACGCCTTGGGTGACAGACACGCGGCCCATCTCGGCCACGACAGGGTCAATGATCTCCCCGAACATCCGGCCGTAATAGGCCTGCTTGGCGGCCTCGATCGGCAGCACCCAGCACTCGCCGATCTCCATGCCGATCTCGCTTCGGCAGAAGTCCAGGAGGGTGAAGTAGCGAGACAGGCGCACATGCTGCGGCCGGAGCGATCTGCGCGTGTGGTAGATCGTTTCGTTGGGGCCGCGTCTCCAGTCGGCTCGGTGCATCAGGGTCTGCGGCAGGCTATCGGGGCGGCCCATGGTGCGGGTGTGCTGCATGTAGGCCGGCTTGACCTGGCCTGGAATGCGCATGTTCTCGTAGAGGGCGTAGCGCGGGCGCTCTTTCCACGCGATGCACATGTACTCGGAGCCGGCATAGGTAATAAGCCGCTCGAAGGGGATGCCGGCCTTGATCACCTCTTCCAGCATCTTGATCGGCGAGCGGTCCTGGTTGACCCAGTCGTGGAAAGCCGCGTCGCAAGCCACGCCCTTAGCGCCCCAGATGTGCGGCGTGGTTGGCGCATGGCCTGCGTTGGAGGGGCACCATCCGGCCGCCATCGAGCAGGGGCCGCCAATCTTGATCATCGGCTCCAGCAGCTCCTCGCAGAGGCGCTTGCCGAGATAGATATGGTCCTCGTTGATTGTCTCGGAGAGCGGGATCGGTTGCCCGCTCATGTAGAGATCACGGTCCTGCATGAAGTCCAGCAGGGTGAAATGCCGGGATAGGCGAATGTCCTGGTAGCGTGTCACTATAAGCCCCGTTTGATTTATAGTTACACACTACCACATGTCAAAGTGTTCGTCAACTAAATTTAGCTGCGCCAGATCACCTGCGTCTCGATCGTCTTGGGTTCCAGCCATTTCTGCAGGAAGGCGACGACAGCATTCTCGTCGTATTCCTTGCACGAAAACACGTCGAGATAGATGTCACGGGCGGCGTCGTTCGAGTGGAAACTGACCTGGCTGGTCTCGATGAGCTGGAAGCCGGACAGGCCGATCTCTATGCCGGAGCCGAAACGGTGTACGTGTGCCTCGCCGAACCGCACCATGTCGATGTCGTCGGCCAGGCGGACAAGGAAGTCCTTCATGTAAGGGATGTCTTTCAGCGACGGGATGCAGCCCTTGGCGTTGATGAGCATGTGCTGGCCGTAGACCTTGCGGCCATGGCGGGTGATGCAGCGATATTCTGGAGCAGTCATGGTTCTCTCTGGTGCAACGGGTTTCAAACGATGGGTGTCAGGCAGCGGAAATCGGCCGGCGCCGCCTGCTTGCGGCCGGTAATCCAGCCACGGCAGTTTATCGACCCGCAGCCGCAGCCGAACGTGACGAAGAGCACATCCTCGGTTGACGCGTAGTCCATCGACAGCGTCGAGCCCTCGGCGATGTCCTTCAGCGCGTACATCTCTTGCTGCTCCATATCGAGCATGATGTTCGGATCGCACGAATGCGCCAGCATGCCGATGAAGTGCGTATCGAGAATATGGACCGACGGCGTCTTCTGCAGCGTGTGCTGGTAAACGTGTCCGACGGTGACCCCGTCAAAGCGGGCCATAAACTCGCCGCGCTTCCAGGGACGGTGGGTGATGAGGGCCTTTCCGATGTCGCCGCATTCGACGACCTGGAAGTCGAAGGATGAGGGGTGTTTCGGGTGCGGCGGGATGTAGGCGGGGTAGAGGCTCATGTCAGCCGTTCCTTGGCGAGTTTGTAGAGGCGTCTAAAGTTGTCGTCCCCGAGCACTGGGTTTTCGAGGCGAATTTTCCCGATACCCGAGCCGGTGTAGTAGCCGACCTTCTTCTCGTCGACATTCCACGAGCAGGTTGTCGGGTCTAGGAATAGCTCGCACGCGCCGGCAAACAGCGGCTTGATCAGGCGCAGCGGCACGACGGCCTTCGGCATCGACCAGACGAATTCAGCGACCTTCGGGTGGGTGAACGTCGAGCGCCAGATTGCGCCGTCTCGCCGGCAGACCTGGGCGACCTGCATGTCGTTCGGGATGATGTGCTGGTAGAGCGAGGCGCGGTACTCGGACCATTCCTGATCGGTCTGCGCTGGGAACTTCTTCTTGAAGGTGCCGTATGTCGCGTTGCTGGTGCCGAGCAGGTCATCAGCATAGTGACCCTTCCAAAGGCACGGACGCTTCTGTTCGATCGCCCAGCGCCTAACAAGTGTCGTGCACATGGCCATCAGTGTGTTCGACATCTCAGAATACTCTGAGGCGGCGACGGCGTCGTAGGCTAGCTGATTGAGGGCCGGTGTATCTGCCGGCAGGGGCAGGAAGGTGTAGGGCACACCGAGCTGCGCAGCATAGTTGCGGGCATAGCGTGCGTCGAAATCGTCTTCGGTGCGGCCGACACAGACGGCGTGCACGTCAGCGCCGATCTCGCGCAGGGCAATGGTGCCGAGCGTGCTGTCAGTGCCGGCTGAGAGGAGGGCGGTCACCCTTGGGCGGCCGGCGATCTCGTACATCTCACGGGTGGCTTCGAGGAAGATCGACCAGAATTCGGCAATGGCCGCATCGAGCGTCAGGCCCGGTCTGGCTGTAGGCAGATGCTCTGGCTGGATCGTTACGTCTCTGGTCTGCACGCCGTTAGTGATGACGAGATGTCCGGCCTCGACGCGTGACGTCTTGGCGTTGACACCATCCACGCGCAATTGCCGCATCAAAGACCAGCGATGCTCGTCCCAGTACACGCAGCCGATCGGGTCGATTGCGTACCACAGGGAGTGCATTCCTGGGCGGCTCACATTGAGGGTGAGGAAGCTGTTTGCGCGGCCGGCAAAGTCGACGGAGCGAACAAACGCGCCGAGACCGTGTGAGATGAACGAAGACCCTGCGCCGTCGGTCATCTCGACGCGGGTATGAAAGTCGTCTTGCTGGACGGGCTGGCTTGGTCTCCACGCCCCCCTCATTGTCTCGTACCGCGCCAAATCGCTGCTCCCGCTGGTGCTGCATATGTGGGCGCACATTACATTCTGGTGCAACCCGTTGCAATGGGAAAGACCGGGGTTTCCCCCGGCCTCTGTATTAGGCGAACGTCGCCAAAAGGGCGTCACAGCCCCCGATATGCACGCCGCCTAAGACGATCTGCGGCACGGTCTGCTTGTCGCCCTCGTTGAAGAGCGCCTTGAATTCGCGGCGTGCGGCGAGGTCCGTCATCACGTCCTTGAACTCGAAGGGGATGTTGCACTCGGTCAACTTCTCCTTGGCGCGTTCGCAGTAGGGGCAGGGCGGTTCCACCCGCCCGTAGACGATTGCCTGGCTCATGTGTCAATCCCCATCGTAGGTTCCTTTGCCAACTGGGATACGCGTGTCTTTGTGATACCGAATTCAGCCGACAAGTCGGCCAGGGCTTCGCCCTTTCGGCGGCGCTTGGCGACTTCATCCGCCTGTGCGTTGGTTAACTTCGCTCGCCCATTGCGCTCTCCTTTGCGCTTGCCGTTTCGGATCATGTCATCGGCGTTTTCGCGCTTCGTGCCCCAGACCAAGTTGTCGAGGCGGTTGTTTGCGCCGTGGTCGTCGAGGTGCCGGCACTCCATGCCCGGCGGGCACGGACCTACGAAAGCTTCGAGTACCAGGCGATGGACCTTGCAGTATTTCTTGCTGCCGGGGATGTAGTCACCCTTTTGATGCCGACGCCCGGTTGCCCGAGCGCCTTCCCTTGACAGATTAACGACGAGATACTGGCCGGAGCTGCCGTGCGCAGACGGCTTCATTATGCGCCAGCCATCTGCGCCACCGCTGAATAAGCGTCGGACGCGTCCGAGGTTTGACACCTCGAACTCGCCTTCAAAGCCTACGACTGCCCGCCATTCTTCATTCATGCGTTTTCGCCTTCTTCCTCGTCCTCGCGGAAGTCAACCGGGCAAGAGCCAGAGCCGCAATCAATGTGCGAGAAGTCGATGTCTTCCTTCATCTTGCCGGCGGCTTCGATCTGGACGGCGATCTTCTCGAACTCTTCCTTGGTGACGGGCTGCTCCGGCTGATACTCGTAGGCCGAGGTGTCAGACTGCGGCATGACCGAGCAGCAGCGGATGGAGAACTGGCCGTCGATCAGCGTGGCGAGGAAGTCTTCGAAGGTGACGACATCCGGCTTGTATTTCAGCGTGTAGCTGACCTGGTTGCCGGTCTCGTGTTCGAGCGGCTGGCCGTCCTCGTCGACGCCGTGTATCCAGTATTTCTCCAGCAGGCGCAGGAATTCGTACTGCTCTTCCGGGGTCGCCTCGGCGGCGGTCACCACCCACTTGCCGTCGCCCAGCGCGCAGATGGTCGGCTTGGTCGGGAAGCCGACGACGGTCGTGCCTTCGTAGCTCTTCAGCTTCATGACCGGGTAGCCCTTGGCCTCGTAATCGTCGACGAGCGGGTCGTCATTGCGGAACTGGACCCAGCGCAGGAATTCACGCATGGACGGCAGGTGCGCGCCTTCTGTCAGGCCGAACAGCTTCGAGGTCGTGCCAGCCGGCTTGAACGTGGTGTTGGTGTGCGGGACGGTGACGCCAAGCTCTTCGGAATAGGCCCATGCCTCATCGTCGATCGCGCGCTTGAAGTGAGAAAGCAGGCGCCACATCTCGAT